GCCTGGAAGAACATGCCCACCGAGGGAGGAAGCAGGTCTGGCGGGCCCTCAGCACCTGCTGGAGCTCCTGGGCACTCTCAGCATGACCGGATCATCGACGGCTCGCTGGCACGCGGCCTCGCGGTATCTGATGGTCCGCACCTGATGACCCGGACGAGCAGCTCTGATCACCGTCCCTACCGCGAGTCCTTCGAGTTCAGTACCAAGGTCGACCACGATGGCCCCCATGGCGACATCAAGCATGGCGAGGCCTGGTGGGGGTTCGGGGACTACATGACCGACGAGATCTACGCGCAGAGCACAGCCACCGGCGAGTCAGGTGGCGAGGTGTTGTGAGTGCACTAGGGTGAGAAACCACATCGAGATGAGGGAACCTGGATGACCATCAAGCAGGATCTGACCGCGTGCAAGGCCACGGTGGCGCAGCAGAAGGCGACCATCGCCGATCTGCAGTCCAAGGTGGCGTCAGCGAACTCCACGGTCGCCGACCTGAAGGCCGATGCGCTGACGCTGAAGGCCCAGATCGCTGATCTGAAGACCCAGCTGGCGGAGGCGTCGAAGCCCCCTTTACCGCCTGAGCCCCCTCCGGTCATCACCGAGGACGTAGACCTGGGCAGCTACACGATCCTGCGACCCGGCGACAGCGTGCAGGCAGCGTGGGACAAGGGCACCAAGGTGCGGCTGCAGGCCGACTTCCCACAGACCAAGTCCCTGACCGTGCCTCCCTCGGGCGCGTACCTGTACGTGGACAAGGGCGCTCGCCTGGTGAAGAACTGGTCGGGCTCTGGAGCTACCAGGAACGCCCTGATCATCAACAAGGACTGGTCCAAGCCCTTCGCGGTGCTCAACATCCAGGGCCCGGGCAAGGTCGAGGCGAACCCCGGCATGCAGGGCAACATGTTCGGCATCCTGTTCGACCAGATCTACTTCCGGTCCTTCTCCGCCGACTACTTCATGGGTGGCCGCTACTTCATGGGTGGAGGCCGCTGGCAGGACGTGGCCAAGATCAAGATCCGCCCGGACATGAAGGCGGGCACAGGCGACGGTGGCTGGCGTACGAGCCATGGTGGCGGGATCATCCAGGACTGCGACATGTGGTCTGGCGACGACGTGTACCAGGCTGTCCCGGCAGGAGCGGTTGCTGACCCGCTGTTCAACAAGGGCGACATCAAGGACCTGACCTACAAGAACTCGATCGGTCGCTCCCTGCACGCGCGGCTGATGGTCTCTGGGCTGCAGGCCGGCAACGAGTACGCCGATGGCGACAAGTCCGCCGGAATGTCCTCGGGGGTGCACGGCCTGACCTTCGACAACATCAAGGGCTTCGGTGGTGGGACCGCGCTGAACATCGCTCAGCATCACTCCACTGGTGGGATCGACCACGTCACCTGCATCAACTGCGTGGCCGACCAGCGGCTGACCTACACCGATACCCAGGGTCAGCCTGGCGAGGTCTACGCGCTCGCGGTCGCGGGCTGTGGTGCTGTGGACTACCTCGACCTGGCAGGCCTGACGATCCTGAACAAGCGGGACAAGAAGGAGCTGTTCTACAAGAAGGGCCCGCTGGGCTCACACATCACCGGCCCGAAGCAGGGTACGGGGTCTCTACCCGACCCGGTGAAGTGAGCGAGTCATGGAAGTCCTAGCTGGTCATGCAGGTCTGCTCTGGACGGTGCTGGTCGTCCTGGCGATCGTGGCGCTCCTGCTGTTCATCGTCGGCAGAGGACGCTGGCACCGATGAGTAGCACTCGTAGTTAGGCTGGCCTCATGGCAGCCAAGAAGGTCTCGATCCCGCTGACCGAGCTCACCGGCCGTCAGCTGCTGTTGTACGTCGTACTCCCATCACTCACCACATTGGAGAACAAGATGACCGACCTGAGCCAGTCCGTAGACGACCTGAAGGGCGCGGTCGATGGCGTGGCCCAGCGTCTGCTCCCGGAGATCGCCGCTCTGGAGGACGCCCTCGCGGCAGCCCGAGCCGACGACGCGGATGCAGCTGCAGTGGCTGCTGACGCCGAGGCTGCGGTAGCGAACATCCGGACCGAAGTGGACCGGCTGAACGCACTCGGCACTGACCCGAGCACTCCGGTGGACACCGAGACCCCGCCGGTCGAGCCGCCTCCGGTCGAGGTGCCGGCAGACCCGAACGACTCTCCGCACCCGGACCAGACTCTCCCGGGTGACCTCCCCGCGGAGTGACATGACACTGGTGGGGGCTGACCTGGGCGTCCGCAAGGTCGCACTGTTCGTGCCCGGTGACGCTCCTAGTGCTCATGTCCACGAAGTACGCAAGGAGACTCCACGCTCGCTACAGCTTCTGGAACTGAGCTCCTTCGTGCACGACATCGCCAGCCTCCACCAGGTAGATCAGGCGTGGATCGAGGACACCCTGATCGGGAACAACCGCAAGTACTCGCTCCAGCTCACCGAGGTCAGGGGAGCCGTGATGGCTGCCCTGGCCCTGCACGTTGACGTCCGTCTGGTCAACGTCACCACCTGGAAGGCGCAGGTGGTCGGGGATGGACACGCCTCGAAAGATGACGTGAGGGACTACATCGACGTCACTCACTCTGACTATGCTGCGCTCTGTGGGAGTAACCAGGACCTCTACGACGCGGCCTGTATCTCCCTCCACGGACTCCAGATCAGAGAGCGAGCATCAGGACTCCGCCTGGTCTCTAGATGACTGGCTCGACCAGACCGGGCAGCGGATGCCCGACGAGGACTCCGAGCGCTGGGTCAGCTACAACATCTCCGACCTCTACCCCGAGTGGCAGCAGCAGGCACACTGCGCCGGCGTAGGGGTCTCCTACTATTTCGGGGATGAGGAGGAGCAGCCCACCATGTCGATCCGACAGGTGCGAGCTGCCTCCAAGCTCTGTGACGTCTGTCCGGTCTTCGTCGAGTGCCTGACCTGGGCGCTGTCCACGCGCGAGGAGTACGGGGTCTGGGCCGGCACATCCGGGCGCGTGCGTAGGCGAATCTTCAAGTTGATGGACAATGGCCAGACCACGGTCGAAGACGTGGTGGAGGAGTTCCGTAATGGACGAGGTCACACCTATCGACTCGGGTCGAGCCCTGGTCAAGAAGCCGAGGCGAACCCGCTCACCGAGTTCCGGCCCACGCCGATCGGAACAGTCGGTCCGGGTCTACGAGATGCGCCTGGGCGGGAAGCTGCCCTCTGAGATCGCCGAGGAGCTGAAGCTCCCGCACGACCAGGTGCTGCGGATGATCTCCGAGCTCTTCGCCCACGATGCCTCCTTCCTCACCACGCAGGAGCGGACGTTCGCACTAGGGCAGGAGGTGATGAGGTTGGACCGGCTCCAGGCAGCGCTCTGGGAACAGGCCATGTTGGGCGACCCGAAGAGCGTCGACTCGGTGGTCAAGATCATCCAGACTCGGGCCAAGATCACCGGCCTGGAGCAGGCCGACCCGATCATCAACAAGCAGCTGGTCCTGGTGATGGGCGACAAGGAAGAGGACTACATCGCTGCGCTGAAGGCCACGACCGAGTAGCCAGAACCGGGAGACTGAGGACATGGAGAGTGCGTTCGGGGTCGACCACGGCGAGGTGAGCAAGAGCATCGGCTTGCCCAAGGGTCTGCGGGCAGCCAAGGGTCGAGGCGGCCTCTCGACCAACTACGCCGGTAACCGCAAGATGGCTCACTTCACGGGGCGGTTGATCGCCCGGAACAAGGCGAAGGGTGGGGGCGTCTACCCACATGCGGGGCAGAGGTACCGCGAGAAGAGCCGAGAGCTCGTGGACCAGGCCACCAAGAGCGGTCCGAGAAGGAAGCGGGTACAGCTGCCGTGAGCGCTGCGAACGTGCCGATCGAGATCGACCAGGGTGAGGACTGGACTGGCACGGTCATCTACACCGATGACTTCGACCAGCCCTACAACGTCATCCCTCCCTGTCGGATGGACATCAAGAACTCTGGTGGTGCGACCCAGCTCTCCCTGATCACCCCGGACGAAGAGGTGCCCGAGGGCACGATCCCCGACATCGGCCTGAGCTCGGAGATCGGGCTCCTGCAGCTGCACATCGAGGACTCGGTGACCGCAGCTCTGCGGCCCGGGGTCTACAAGTACGACCTGTTCGTCACCGTGAACGACGGCAACGAGTACGCCGGCAACCAGGTCCAGCGACTGATCTACGGCTCGGTCACCGTCAACCAGCGGGTCACTCAGCTAGGGAGCGAGTAATGAGCAACGTCGTACGCCTGGTCTCAGGCGGAGCCGTCCAGGTCCGCACGGGCGTGATCCAGGGGATCGGGCCTCAGGGGCCGCGCGGGGTGGCTGGTCCCCAGGGCCCCGATGGCGACCAGGGCCCGATCGGTGACACCGGCCCGCAGGGACAGATCCTGCAGCTCCAGGGGCTGAGCTCGGTGGGCACATCCAACCCGCTGTCCTCGGGCGCGGACACGGTGATCGCGTTCGGCTCGGTGCCCTACGACGACCTGAGCTGCTTCACCTCGACCTCCAACATCACGCTCTCTGCTGCCGGCGACTACCTGCTCAGCGCCTGGCTGAGGTTCGACGCGGCCACGGCCACCAAGCGCGAGGTGTGGTTCCAGACCGGTTCGACCACGATCGCCCGGAAGTCGGTGATGGCTGACACCGGAGTGTTCTACGTGGACCTGGCGATGCCGTACCGAGCTGCTGGTGGCGAGGTGGTCAACGTGCACGCGCTCGCGGGCGTGGCCACTGCTGTCGGACAGGGATCGGTCTCAGTGACTCGGGTAGGGTCTGGGCCTCCGGGGCCGGTTGGTCCGTCTGGCGTCCAGGGCCCAATCGGGGCGACGGGTGCAACCGGCCCCGCCGGACCTGCGGGTTCGTCGAGCTCCGGCTACGCCTCGTACGCGCTGCTGCTTCCCCACTAGTCTCAGCGCATGGTGTATGACCAGGCACAGAGTCCACGCCTGGGTCAGCGCGTTCCGATCGAGTCGACCTATGTCCAGATGGTCGACGACGAGAACCTGCTGGAGGCCGCCTACCCGGGCATGCTGATCTTCCAGAACTCGACTCAGCAGCTGCTGATCTGGAGCGAGGAGGACCAGGCCTGGGCCTCGGTGGCGGGTGGAGTGGCCGGGCATCTGGTCTTCGTCGGCCCGGATGAGCCCACCGGTCCCAACGTCTCGCTCGGGGACACCTGGTTCGAGACCGACAACAACTACCTGGGACACGTCTGGAACGGCAGCACCTGGCAGCCCACCGGAGTCTCGGCCAGCCAGGTCACCGGTGGCACCTTCACCCAGGACATCAACCTGCAGGCCAAGCTGGTCTCCCGGATCGGTCCGAATGGCGAGCGGGTGGAGATGGACCGGGACGGGCTGCGGGTCTACGGCCCGCTGGGTACCGATGGAGAGCTGCGCACCAACCTGGACGCGGACGGCTCCCAGGTCTTCCGTGGTGGGGCGGAGATCGACTATCTGACCACCACCGAGCGGCTGACCATGCGGGAGGCTGACAACCAGGTCTCACGGGGTGGAGCGCTCACCCTGAACGCTGGAGTGACCGCTCCTGGTACTGCGCCCAGCCCCAGCATCGGCTGGGCCTCAGCGGCGTTGACCGGGTTCAACCTGTTCGGACTGAGGACCCTGGACCTGGCCTGGGACTCCTCGCTGTCGAGGTGGCTAGTGCCGGTCTCGGGAGGCGGGGTCGCGAAGATGCTGGCCTACACCGCGGCCGGGGCCTACGACACCACCATCGGTACCGACGTGGCCTACTCCACGTCTGGTGGCGCTGTGGCCGGCGCTCGTGCGGGTGGGGTGAACTACTACCTCTGGGACGACGGCATTGATCTCATCCTGGTCGGTAACGACGGCTCGTCGATCGAGTACTTGCCGATCAGCACCAGCGCGACGTTCTCGATGGTCGCTGACGGCACCGACATCGTGATCGCCGAGCGCCTGATGAGTGGGACGGATGCCTGGGTCGAGCTGACTCGGTACACGCCTGGTTCAGCAGCCGGCCCACAGCTGGTCACCAACCCGGGCTTCGAGACCAACCTGACCGACTGGACCTCGGGTGCCGGGGTCTCCGGCATCTCCCGGATCACCGGTGCGAACAAGATCAACGGCACCGGCTCGATGCAGGTGGTGATGGGTGGGGTCGCGCTCGGGTTCGTCGCGACCACCCAGTTCGTGGTGATCCCGCGCAGGAGGTACGACTTCTCCGGGCTGATCAAGCGGATCTCGGGGCCAGGCACGGCCTCGGTCGAGCTGGAGATCCTCTGGTTCAACGCGGTCGGTACCACCATCAGCGGCACGACCGGGGTCACTCACACCGTCTCCTCGGGTGTGACTACTTTCGCCGGCACGGCGATGGCACCTCCGACTGCGGCCAAGGCTCGGGTCGAGATCGTCTTCCCGAACAACGCCGGCACCTACGTGGTCGACGACATCTCGTTCACCGCGACAGCTGGGACGAACTACACCAGCACCGACGACATGCAGATCTTCTCCTCACCGACCGCGCCCGCGGATGGGATCTACATCGGGAACGGGGACTTCGGGTCCAAGCACTACGTGATCTCCACTGGCACCCCGGATGGGAACGTGGCTGCGGTGGCTCCGGTCACCTCCCCGTTCGAGGACAAGGTGAACAAGAGCTTCCCGCTCCCGCAGGTGCCCAGGGGGATCGGCTACGACGGGACCAGCTTCTGGTCACTGGGGATCAACGACGTGCTGTACAAGCACGAGAGCGGGAACAACTGGACCAGCCAGCCGGCCACCTGGTACGCGGCCAGCACCTACCGGGACACGGTGAACGGCTACCACACCACGATCTCGCCCTACTCCACGTTCACCATGAAGCGCCGGGCCCGGGTGACCATCTCGGCCAGCCCGATCAACGGCACCGGCTCTGACGACCCGAACGAGATCGGCTACTACCTCGCGCGCAAGACCTCTGCTCCGACCCTGACCGACTGGCACTTCCAGGACGACACACCGGCCTCCTCGCTGCTGATCACCGCTGCCAACTTCGGATCATCCAACCCCGATGCCACCGGCAACTTCCCGAGCGCGACGAACTCCGCGGAGATGAAGAGCGCAGCCGTCGATGGCTTCGGTGAGCTGATCCAGTTCTGGGGAGATGGGCACTGGCGGCTGGGCGACATGTCCGGGGACACCACCGGTGCGATCTCTGGGGCTGGTGGTGGCGGAGTGACTACCACTGCCGCGGTGCACCACCGACGGGCCACGGGTGGCACGCCCAACTTCACCTCTGGCGCGGCTGACTCCACCTACGGGCTCGGCACCTCTCAGAACGATGTCGGCGGGATCGCCTTCAACACCACCACTCGGGAGTTCACCGTCCCCTCGGACGGCACCTACCTGCTGGCGTGTGAGTCGGCCTGGGATCCGACCGGTACCGGCAACCAGGGACGCCGTAGATCCTCGATCGCGGTGAACGGGACCATCGTCGCCTACCGGGACTCCCAGGTCGCTCAGCCCGGCTTCGGGGTCTCCTCAGGCACCGCTACCGCTCGGTCCCTGGTGACCGGGGACAAGGTGACCTTCCTGGTCTTCCAGAACTCCGGAGTGACCGCCAACTTCAACGGTGAGGTCGCGGGTAACTGGGTCTCGGTGACCAAGGTCGACGGGATCAAGGGCGACACTGGTCCGGCGGGGAGTCTGACCGGGCCCGCGGGCGGGGACCTGAGCGGGACCTACCCGAACCCGACTCTGACCACGCTGACCTTCACCTTCGCGGTCGGCAGCACCACCTGGTCATGCACGCACAACCTGGGCAAGGTGGGGGTCAAGGTCTTCTGCACCGACTCCTCGGGATCCGAGCAGCGCGGCGATGTGGTGCACGTCGACGCCGATCACGTCACCATCCACTGGGTCAGTGCCACCACGGGCATCGCCTACATCACTCCCTAGGAGAGCACCATGCCACTGGTCATCGGCACCCAGATCGACACCCTGCGCATCCCGATGAAGGGACTGATCCCGGAGCAGAGCGCCACCGCTCTCGGTACCCCGGTCGAGGGGCTGATGTGGCACGACACGGTGAACAAGGTCGTCAAGATCTACCTGAACGGCACCTGGATGACCCTGGGAGCCGCAGGCCAGGCTGTGGCGGACGGGGACAAGGGCGAGATCACGGTCGCCAGCGGAGGTTCCTCGTGGACCATCGACGCCGGCGTGATCACGATGGCCAAGCTGGCCGCCGACACCAAGGACCAGCCAGCCGCCACCAGCTCCCTGCGCAAGCTGGGCCTGGCGTCCGGTCAGGCGATGCCGGGTACCTCCAGCCTGTCGGACATCGCCAGTGTCAACGCCTCGGTCGGGTCGGTCGGACTGAACGGCCAGAAGGCGACCAACCTGGGCGACCCGACCGCGGCTCAGGACGCGGCCACCAAGGCGTACGTGGACTCGGTGGCTCAGGGCCTGGACGCCAAGGCGAGCTGCATCGTCGCCACCACCGGCTCGAACATCACCCTGGCCGGAGGTGCGCCCTCGACCGTGGATGGTGTCACGGTGGGGTCCTCCTACGGTGTGGGTGCGCGGATCCTGGTCAAGGACCAGACCACGCAGACCGAGAACGGCATCTACGTCATCCAGACCGTGGGCACCGGGGCCAACGGCACCTGGGTGCGGGCCACCGACATGGATGTCGCTGCCGAGTTCGAGAACGCCTACACCTGGATCCAGTCCGGCACGGTCAACGCCGACACCGGATGGGTCTGTACCACTTCGTTCGGCACCTACGGTGTCACTCCGATCACCTGGACCCAGTTCTCCGGGGCCGGGGCGATCAACGCCGGCTCGGGCATGACCAAGACCAGCAACACCCTGGACGTGATTGGGACCGCGTCGAGGATCCTGGCCAACGCCGACTCGATCGACATCGACCCTGGCTACGTCGGTCAGGCGTCGATCACCACGGTGGGCACGATCGGCACCGGGTCTTGGAACGGCACCGCGATCCCGATGAACAAGGGCGGCACCGGAGGCACGGACGCGGCTACCGCACGCGCGTCGCTCGCCGCGGTGGGGAAGTACAGCGCCACCCTGGGTGCGCTCGGCGCGGGTGTGGAGACCTTGATCACCCATGGCCTGGGCAGCACCGAGGTGATCGCCCAGTTCCGGGACGCCACCACCAACTACGAGATCATGTTCGGCTGGCGGGTGGTGAGCACCACCCAGATCGGGGTCACCGCTGACGTCGCCTACGGCGCGAACGCGGTCAAGGTTGTCGTGGTCGGCTGATGCCCTCCAAGCTGGGCTCGATCCTGGACATGGCCAACATGGTCATCAAGAACCTCGGCGCGCCCGTAGCTGCTACCGACGCCTCCACCAAGAAGTACGTGGACGACCAGGTAGCGCTCGCGTCCGGGGGCGCAGTGGTGCCGCCTGGAGTGATTCAGATGTACGGCGGGTCCACAGCCCCGACAGGGTGGGTGCTGTGCCAGGGGCAGTCCGTCCCTCGGACCGGAGGCACCTACGACGCGCTGTTCGCGGTGATCGGCACGAACTTCGGGATGGGCGCGAACTCCCCAACCAACGGCACCTTCAACCTGCCGGACATGCGCACGCGCGTACCGATCGGAGTGGGGGCCTGGGGCTCGTTGGGTACCACCGAGCTCGGAGCTCAGGCTGCGGTGGTCAACGCGGGTGGCGCGGAGGACAGTGGCCGAGTAGAGCGCTGGAGCCACATCCACGACCACACCTTCGGCACCCTGACCAACGCCTCCACCGACCTGAACCTGGCCACGAACACCACCACCGGCGGCACCGCGTCCCGCATCATGCAGCAGAACCACACCCACACCATCTCCGGTCGGACGCAGAGCACCACGGCTCTGGCCAACCCCGGCTCGGTGCATGCGACCACGGCCATGAACTTCATCATCAAGCTCTAGCGCGTGGCCGTTGATGAGACCATCTGAGTAGAGGAGGCAGACATGCCAGGAACGACTCCCGCCCAAGCCTTTCGGGTTCCGGTCGGCACCGATGACCCGGACGTAGTTGACGACATCACCCAGCTCGCCAAGCAGATCGAGAAGCGGGTGATGGGGGTCTACGCCACCACGGCCGCGCGCGACGCTGCGACCACGGCAGCAGGTGTTCAGGAGGGGATGTTCGCCTTCACTCAGGACACCGACTCGGTCTGGTACTACTCGGGCTCGGCCTGGGTGAAGTTCCCACCCGCTCAGCCGGCGATCACCTCGGGGACCTCGGTGCCCTCGAACAGCTCCGGTGCTGACGGCGACGTCTTCTTCAAGGTCTAGCAGTGGCTCTCTACCAGAAGGTCAACGGCGTCTGGACCCTCTGTCAGCGACCCTACGTGCAGAGGGGCGAGGTCTGGACTGCGGTGATGGAGGCCCACGTCAAGCGCTCCGGAGCCTGGGTCCAGGCCTACGAGTACGACGTCACTCCGCCCAGCCCGCCGATCATCGGGCTGTCCATCAACGAGGACTTCGACACGATCAACGGCGTGAAGACCCTGAAGTCGCGCTGGATCAGAGTCTCGGTGCGGCTCCCTGGGACAGGCAACGACCCGGATGCTCGGCTCACTCGGGTGCTCACCGACTACGCCGGCGCGGCTCCCACCACCCAGTTCGGTGGCACCTACACCTCGGCCTCGGACTCCAGCTACCCGAACGAGCCGTGGAGCGAGTGGCGCTACAACGACTACGGCGGGCACAACGACACCTCGGTGGAGATCACCAAGCAGTGGCCGCGTAACGCCTCGGCCGGCACCATCATCAAGGGCGACCAGACCTACCACTTCAAGGGCTGGGCCCTGGACAACTCGGGGAACTGGAGCGCTGCCACCGGCGCTCAGATCAGTGTCCCCAAGAACTCCGTGAACGTGCCGAACGTGGTCACCAAGGAGGCGAGGATCCAGCCGAACACCACCGGGAGCTGGATCACTGCTGGGTACCAGAGTGGGAACCTGGTCCAGGCCAAGTCCCCGCGTTCGGTGGGACTGTGGCTGTTCGGCAACCAGATCACCGACGCGATCGGCCAGCAGGGTGAGGTCACGATCAAGAGCGCCCAGATCTTCATCAAGCGGCTCGACGACACCGGGGTGGCCAACGCCAACGTCTACATCTTCTGGACCGGGATCGCCACGGTGGGTGGGCTGCCGGCTCCGGGCGGGTCGCTGGGGAAGACGAACATCACCAAGCTCGGGACGATCGCCAAGGGTCAGGGGAAGTGGTTCGACCTGCCGACCAGCTTCAACGGGGACCTGAACAAGAACGTCAAGGGGATGGGTCTGGACTGGAAGGACCCGGTCAAGGCCGATGCCTTCCCCGAGGACTACTCCGAGATGGCCTCCCTGGGTACGAGTCTCCAGAGCGGGGAACTGCACCTGGTGTGGGAGGAAGCCCTGTAGTGACTAGCCCAACGAGTGAGGATGAAGACATGGCAACCAAGAGCAAGTCGGAAGAGACCGAGCCCGAGCAGTTCGCCAACCCCGGGGGTGACGACGACGCTCCTGGCATCCCGGGTCAGATCCAGTACCCGGATGTCCATGTCGACGCCGAGCGCGCAGCCGCGTTCGCCGGTGGCAAGGTGGACAACCTCGACCCGGACGACGAGGACGGCGAGCACGACGGCTGGCAGAACCCAGCCGACCGCTCCAGCGAGGAGCAGACCGACGAGGACAAGGACTCGGATGAGTGAGTCACCAGGGGACACTACGGAGGTCGTCGAGACCGACGAGGAAGTCCCCGAGCTCCTCGACGAGCCAGACAATGAGCCTGTCGAGGGTACGGAGTTTCAGGTGGTGGAAGTCCAGGACCGCGAGTGGACCGAACGACCTGAGGTCGACAAGCACCCGGAGGACTGATGGCCTTCACCGCAGCAGTCGCCGCGCGTAACGCGGAGAACGATCGGACCAACGACCCCGGCTACTGTCAGCAGCAGACCCGGATCTGGGCCGGGATCTCTGCTCGGTACCCGGATGCGATCACCGCCTGGCGGAACACCAACGACCGCCATCCGGGGAACCGGGACGCTCCACGCGGGTCGTTCGTGTTCTGGACCGGGGGATCCTCAGGTCACGGGCATGTCGCTCTGAGCCTGGGTGGTGGCAACATCCGCTCCACCGACGCGGGTGGGCGCGGGCGCGTGGCCACGGTCGACCTGGGCTGGATCGAGCGGAACTGGCACATGCCGTACGCCGGCTGGGCCTGGGACAACAACGAGCAGACCGTCGTGCACAAGACCGCCTCGATCGTGAAGCAGGTGGCGACGAAGGACGAGCCGCGGACGAACATCCTGAACGCGATCGAGGACATCAACAAGGCGATCAAGGCCAACAAGGGCAACAAGAAGTTGGTCGAGGAGCTGGAGAAGCACAAGACCGGACTGAAGAAGCTCGCCAAGAAGAAGTGAGGTATGAGCCATGGAGAACTGGCAGCACTACTGGAAGGGCATCCTGGGCTTCCTCGTGCCGGGCGCAGTGATCATCGGCTCCTCGGTGACCGGTGACTCCGATGGCGGCTCTACCATCACCACGGCTGAGTGGGTGACTGCTGTGGTGGCGATGATCGTGACCGGCGGTCTGGTCGTGGCCAAGGCCAACGCGCCCCTGAATCAGACTCCCACCGCACCACCAGCCCCCACGGCAGACCCTACGGTGTAGTGGATAGGATGGGATCCGTGCCGAGAACAGTCACTGTCACAGGATCCTTCCAACACAAGAACGGGGAACCGGTCCAGGGCGTGGTCCAGTTCCTACCCACCAGGCTCTGGGTGATCCAGGAGGACATCGCCTGGGCCTGCCTGGCACCGGGACGCCGGCTGCTCGCTGACGGGAGCTTCTCGGTCCAGCTCACGCCGACCGACACCGACATGATCTGGTGGCGTTACCGTGTGCTCACCCCGGCGGGGTCCTTCGAGGTCTCGGTGCCTTGGGTGAAGACCGGGTACACGCTGAGGGAGCTGGTCGATGAGCATCATCCTGAACCGAGGACCTAGAACAGACGACGAGCTGTACGAGGTAGTCAAGGCCCTGTGGGGGATCACCATCCCTCGGCACAAGGTCTGCTCAGACCACGACGCTCCCTTCGACGCCTTCGCCACCGCCTACTTCAACCGAGAGCCGCAGATCTTGATCCACGGCTCTCGTGGCCTGTCAGGGAAGTCCAGGCTGCTGTCCATCCTGGGGCTGACCGTGGCCGCCATCCAGGGGTCCGACGTGAACATCGTCGGCGGCTCGCTGAACCAGTCGATCAACATCCACAACACCATTCGCGACGCCTGGGAGCACTCGAACGCTCCGAGCTACCTGGTGAAGGAGGAGTCGGCGACCAAGATCAAGCTCACCAACAAGGCCACGATCATGCCGCTCACGGCCTCCCAGAAGACGGTCCGAGGCCCGCACCCGCCGACCCTGCTGCTGGACGAGATCGACGAGATGGACCAGGCCATCTTCGATGCGGCCAAGGGCCAGCCGATGCCGCAGAAGAACTGGCAGGGCGACATCATCCGGCCTCGGACGGCGATGTCCTCGACCTGGCAGTACCCCGACAAGACCTTCGCGCACGAGTACGCGCGGTTCCAGGAGGAGGAGCTGCCGATCTTCACCTGGTGCTACAAGGACACCTCCAACCCGATCGACGGCTGGCTGGACCAGGAGACCATCGACCAGAAGCGTCGTGAGATCCCCGCCGAGATGTGGCGTGTGGAGTACGACCTGGGTGAGCCCAGCATCGGCTCTCGTGCGATCGACTCCGAGGCCGTGGAGAAGATGTTCGACCTGCCCGAGGAGTCCATCCGGCAGAGCGTGAGCAAGGAGCGCCAGACCTACCGGTTCGAGGAGCCGAAGCCCGACGCGGAGTACGTGATCGGCGCGGACTGGGCCAAGGAGCAGGACTGGACGGTGATCACGGTGGCCGACGTGAGCCGGTTCCCCTGCCGGGTCGTGCACTGGTCCCGGATGCGCCGGCTGCCCTACCCGGTGATGATCGGGGAGTTCAACCGGCTGATGAAGGAGTACAACGCCGAGGGCATCCACGACGCGACCGGGCTGGGTGGAGTGGTGGCCGACTACATCGACCGTCGCGCGCGCGGGTTCCTGATGACCGGAGCCCAGCGGGACAACATGCTGAGCGAGTACGTGAGCTCGATCGAGAACCACCGCTGGCTGGCCCCGCGGGTGCCGGTCTTCTACAAGGCCCATCTGTACGCCTCGGTGGACATGCTCTACGCGCGCGGGAAGGAGTTCCACCTCCCGGACGAGATCTGCTCGATGGCGCTGTGCTACCGGCTGGTCTCCAAGCGGGCGATCCCGGCGCACCCGATCGTGATCCCTGGCGACGACGGCCCGACCTTCATCGAGGAGGAGATGCGCAACAACCGCGACTCCGACCGGAAGCCCGGCAAGTGGGTCGTGGGCAGCGTGAAGAACAAGTCCCAGGAGGTCGCTGAGGAACTCGACCTGATGGTGTGACACCGATGGGAGACTGAAGGCATGGCTGACGTGAGGCTCCCGCAGGGGGACATCTCCACCTGGGACGAGGACAACGCGGGCGACGAGGTCCCCCAGCGCGTCGGCCCGATGGAGGAACTCGGTGTCTCCGGCCTGAAGCGGATGTCGGGCTACGTCGACGAGGAGTTCCTCCCCGCGCTGCGTGGTCGCAAGGCGGTCCGGGTCTACCGGGAGATGTCGTCGAACGACTCCATGGTCGGCGCGCTGCTGTTCAGCATCGACAAGCTGATCCGCGAGGTGGAGTGGAAGGTGCTCCCGCCGGAGGGCGGCAAGGAGGGCGAGCAGGCCCAGGAGTTCCTCGAACAGTGCATGGAGGACATGTCCCACAGCTGGGACGACCTGATCGGCGAGATCCTCTCGATGATGACCTACGGCTGGTCCTGGCACGAGATCGTCTACAAGAAGCGGATCGGGCCCTGGGAGAGGGACCCGAAGAAGCGCTCGAAGTTCACCGACGGCAAGATCGGCTGGCGGAAGATGCCGATCCGCGCGCAGGAGACCCTGCTGCGCTGGTCCTTCGACGAGACCGGTGGGATCCGGGCGATGGTGCAGATGGCCCCGCCGAGGTACCAGACCACGGTACTGCCGATCGAGAAGAGCATCCTGTTCCGCACCTCGATCGCCAAGGGCAACCCGGAGGGCCTCTCCCTGCTCCGGTCCTCCTACCGCTCCTGGTACTTCAAGAAGCGCCTGGAGGAGTTCGAGGCGATCGGCGTCGAGCGCGACCTGGCCGGCATGCCGGTGGGACGAGTGCCTGCCGACTACCTGACCGCGGCCAAGGGCACCCCTCAGGCCAAGACCGTGGACGCCTTCAAGAAGATGGTGCGCGGGGTCAGGCGGGACGAGAACGAGGGCCTGGTGCTGCCCACCCAGTACGACCCGGACACCAAGCAGCCGCTGTTCGACTTCGAGCTGATGAGTTCCGGGGGCACCCGCCAGTTCGACACGAACAGCATCATCAACCGCTACGAGCAGCGGATCCTGATGGCCGTGCTGGCTGACTTCATCCTGGTCGGGCACGAGGACACCGGCTCCTACTCCCTGCATACCGACAAGACCGGCATCTTCCGGGCAGCCCTGAACGCGATCACCAAGACGATCGCGGACACCTTGAACCGGTACGCCGTGCCCCGGCTGTTCGCGGTGAACGGCTGGAAGCTCGACGAGCTCCCCCGGTTCGAGCCCACCAACGTGGACCCGCCGGCGCTGGACCAGCTGGCCGCCTTCATCAGCAGCACGGCGGGTGCCGGCATGCAGTGGTTCCCGGACCCGGAGCTGGAGAAGTACATCCGCGAGATCGCGCGCCTGCCGGAGATGACGGATGAGGATGTCGACTACAAGCGGATCATGCTGGAGCAGCAGCAGGCCATGGAGTACGGCTCGAACCAGATGGAGCTGATGGGGCTGCAGCAGAAGGCCGAGATGACGGCTCAGGGGATGACCCCGGAGCAGGCCCAGATCCACTCCGAGACCCCGCACCCGGAGACGGCGATGGCCCAGACGGAGCAGGCCCAGATGCAGGCTCAGGCCACCAACATGCCGCCGCCCGAGGACCCGAACGCAGGACCGCAGCACGCGCGCGAGAAGGAGAAGCTGCTGCTGGCCGACAAGACCGCTGCCAGCGCGCACTCGCGCGAGAAGGAGAAGATGAGGCTGGCCGACACGATGGCCAACCGGGACCACAAGCGGACCAAGGAGCAGATCCGGGTGAAGGACAGCTCGGCTGCGAAGAACGCCAAGCTGAAGATCCAGCAGCAGAAGGCCGCTGGACCGGCCAAGGCGCTGGCTGCGAAGAAGACCGCGAAGACGGCCAAGAAGCCGCCGCCGAAGAAGAAGGGGCGTTGAGATGCCGTACAAGAGCGCGGCTCAGCGCGGGTACCTGCACGCTCGTCACCCGGAGATCGCAGCCAGGTGGGACGCTGAGATCCGCGGCAAGAAGAAGCGGATCAAGAAGAGCGGCACCGATCTGTTCGAGTTCGAGACTGAGGATGGCCGAACCCTGCACGACGAGCACATCGTCCCGGGCGTGCGTGAGGTCTACGACCCCGAGTCAGGAGACCATGTGGAGTTCCATGACGGTGAGGGGAACACCCTGACCAAGCGACAGGCCCAGACCCGGATCCGGAAGTACAAGCGGGACAAGGCGGGGAAGTTCTCCAAGATGAGCGCCAAGGACTCAGGCTGGCTGAAGGCGATCGCGGCTGGTACTGCCGCGGGTGCCCTGGCCAACCAGTTCCCGCGCGTGCAGGACGTCGAGCGGAACCGGCGGAAGAAGAAGGGCGTGGTCAAGAAGATGCTGCTCCCGGCCTCTGCTGACCCGGACTTCAACCAGGAGGCCGCTCAGCGGGCGTTCGACCTGGTGATGAAGATGGACGACGACACCGCCGAGATGTTCACCCACATCCTGGTGACCGAGCTGTTCACCGACGACATCGAGAAGAACCTCGGCACCCTGCAGCGTCACCTCGATGACGTGATCTCCAAGCAGCTGGATGGCCTGAAGAAGGCCCACCTCCGACTGGTGTCGAAGGGGATGGACAACGAGCAGGCGGTGGCCTACGCGCAGGCGCTGGCGCTGTTCTCCAAGGCTGTGGAGTGGGAGTCGAAGGAGCACCCGCGTGGGGCGAGCGGTCGGTTCCGGACCAAAGTCACCCACAACCAGGTCAAGGAGCTGCACCCGAAGACGGCAGGAACACTCGGCATCGCGGCAGTTCCTGAGGGTCTGAAGGGGAAGGACCGGCCCAAGTTCCAGGACGAGTACCGGCAGCTGGCCGACTTCCTCTCCTCGGTGAACCAGTCCACAGGTGGCCATGGCAACCACGAGGTGACCCTGCACTTCCAGGACAGGGCAGGTCGTCAGTTCACTGACCGGATGACTGGCACGGTGCCGCCGACCGAACACCTGGCCAACCCCGACCTGACTCTGATCGGAGCCGAGGCGAAGCCGACCACGCTCACTGCGGGTGGTGCTGCCTTCGGTCTGGCTGGAGCCATGGGCGCGAACATGTCCCCGTCCCAGGTCGGGGTGGTGAACCGTGTCGACCAGAAGGGTGGTGCGTTCGCCGACCAGTGGACCAGTGCTGGGGACGATTTGCACTCGAACGCCAAGCTCTACGGCCGAACCAAGGCGACCGGTGAGTTCCTGAGCGCAGTCGGTCCTCCGGGGTCCAAGGCTCAGCTGGCCGGCAAGTTCGCCGAGATCGTGGGGAACGCGGGCCCGCAGGCCGAGAACGTGCTGGGCCCCACGGCCCGGAAGACCGCCTACCGGTACCGGGGCACCGAGAAGACCCCGGACCGCGAGCTCGTGCGCGAGTACGGGGTGGGCATCGAGCAGGGCAAGCTGCAGACCGAGGGAGAGGTTCCCGTCGGTCGGATGGGTGCTCGACGGGTCGCTGCAGCCGACCGCGCACCCACCTGGGACGAGCGGGAGCTGGGTCGCCGTGCGGTGCTGACGAGCCTGCGGGAGACACTGCCCAGTCAGGGGCTCTACGCCCTGCAGCTGGCCTCGGGGAACACTCCTCCGTCCGAGGGCGTGATCATCAACTCCAACGGCCAGCTGGCCACCCAGGCAGTGGGCTACGCCGATGACCACTACCTCCCGTTCAACCTGAAGAACCTGAAGTCGCTGAAGGGTGGGGAGTACATCCGGACTCGCTCGGTGGGTGGGCTGACTGCTGAGGATGTCTACGCCGGACTGGTCTCGGGTGCGCGCCAGGTGACGGTGACCTCACGCTCGGGCACGTTCACGATGACCTTCGAGGACGACTTCCGCGGTGGGCGTCGGCACTCGGACAAGGCGCGTCGGATGACCCGTCGCTACGAGCAGATCCTGGACGCGGTGCAGTCCGGGCAGGTGGAGCGGGCTCAGATCCCGCCCGAGATCAAGGCCACCATCCAGCGCCAGGTCCGGGAGCAGAACCCGGGCGAGGGCAACGTGACGATCCGGAACATCATCAAGGAGCGGGAGAAGGAGTACCGGGAGGACCCGGAGCTCAGCGATGTCGACGAGCAGGCCGCTCGACACCTGGCCCTCGCTCGGTTCAACGACGACAACTCCCCGGAGTCCAAGGCCTTCATCCGGCAGCGCCTGAACGACCTACAGCGGAAGAAGCAGGTCAACTGGCAGCTGAACGGGGATGGGTACGAGGCTGCACTGACTGCTCTGGCCGAGCAGTTCCCGTACTACATCAAGACCGACTCGCACGTCCTGGACGACGAGGACAAGACCAGCCTGGAGCCGGACCGCGGCTACGTGGAGCCCGGTCGGAACCGTCCCACCGCCGCTCGTGGTGTGGGCCTGTACGGGACCAAGATCAACCCCGGGCTGAAGCGAGAGGGGCTGGGGGCCTCCACTGCCTCGCACGCGGACTACCAGCGCGGTCGGTTCCCGACCCGCTCGAAGGAGCCCGAGGCCGAGAAGACCGAGGAAGAGAAGAAGGCAGCCGAGAAGGACTCGCCCAAGAAGTTCGCCGCCCAGGTGGCTCAGGACATCAAGCACCGGACCGCTGCCGACGCGCTGCACGAGGCGCTGTTCACGGGGCTGGAGGCGAAGACTGTCCACGCCGACGTCGGAAACGCCTACCCCTGGCTGAAGGACCGGGATGAGTACAACCGGATGATGGAGGGCATGGAGGGCCCGGCTGCGGTGGACACCCTGGTGGCCGGTCTAGACACGAACCTGAGCGCCTTCCCCAAGGGTGTCCAGGACGCGGTGAAGGCCTGGAAGATCTCCGGAACGGCCATCGGTGACCAGAAGTTCGTGGCTGGCCGCTGGCCCACCTCTCCGATCCCGTTCCCGGGTCCGGCCTACCAGAAGGGTGCTCCCCTGGAGACCCAGCAGGCCGAGTTCCGCCGGATCAACTCCGAGTACGGACGGAGCCTGAAGTTCGGTGGCAACATCGGCTCACTGAACGACCAGCAGCTGAAGCAGGAGCACGACTCTCTGGTGGGCGTGCTGCGCGCGATCCGACAGAACCCGGAGGTGGTGCAGGCCACCAACGAGCAGGGCGCTCAGACACGTCGGGCGATCGCTGCGACGTTCTACGAAAGCGCTGCTCCGGACACGGTGGAGATCCTGATGAGGCGTCCCGAGCAGATCGAGCGGAAGATGCTGGACCTCCAGCAGATGCGGGCCCTGAAGGCGATCGGGTCCTGGCCGGAGGGCGCGGAGTACCAGCACACCGCTCGGACTCCAGAGGCGCTGAACGAGGCCAAGCCGGCCACGCCGATTTTCGGCGACCAGGGCACCGACATCGTCGACGCCGAGGTGGTCGAGGAGCGTGAGCCGGTCGACGAGCGCGCGCGCGCGGTCATGCTGCGGGAGCAGAACGCTCGTCTGGTGCGTGCAGCCGGGGCACGGCTGGCGCAGAAGCCGGAGTCGGAGTGGACCGAGAACGAGCACGAGCTGAAGAGCGCGCTGGAGGACTACGCCGAGAACCCCCCGACCGACAGCGGTGAGCTGGAGGCGGCCCATGAGCACATGTACGACCTGCACCGCCGGTCCTACTGATGACCACCACCCCGTACGTCGAGCTCAGGTACAACCCGACTGACCTGCGGCCTCGGGACCTGCCCAAGATCGGGGAGTTCCTGGGGACTCCCTCAGACGCGATCCAGGCTGCCCTGATGGCTGCTCGGATGCGGATGATCTACGAGATGAAGACCGAGGTCCGCGGGCTGGTGGAGCCGACGGAGGCCTCGCTGCTGCGGGCTGCTGACCTGGCCTGGCAGGCGGTGTTCTGGCGGTACCGGAAGATCTCCGCCCCGATGATGGCTGACGCCTACATCCGCGCGTACCGGGCAGCTGGTGCCGGCGATGTCCCGATGAGCGTGATCTACGACCTGGCCGACAAGCACGCGGAGAAGATCGGGGACTACTTCCACGGCACCTCCAGAGACGCCCTGGCCCAGGGCTTCAACACCCTGGTCAACCGGCGGATCCCGGCCAAGGCCGCTGCTGACCGAGTCCTGGATGCCTACGGGCTGACTCCTCGACAGATGCGCGGGTTCACCTCGAACAAGCAGCTGATGGTGCCGGTGGAGTCGGTCTCTCCGTTCGACGTGAAGGCTCGCGCGCGGGCCTACATCGACAAGTCCTTCACCACCCGAGTCCGGAAACTGGCTCGCCAGGAGGAGCACAACATCGACGAACAGGCCAAGCAGTTCGCCTGGATGTGGATGCAGGACAAGGGTCAGCTCAACAAGAAGGCCCAGAAGATCTGGATCACTGCCAAGGACGAGCGGGTCTGCCCGGTGTGCGGTCCTCTTCACGGTCAGAAGGTGGGGATCAACGAACAGTTCAAGACCCACGTCGGACAGTTCTGGACACCCGGCCTGCACCCGAACTGCCGGTGCGTGGTGCGGCTGATCGAGAACCGGTTCTCCAAGGCCGACGATGACTGGGACCCTGATGAGCACCCGCGCGGGGGAGACCCGGAGAACCGAGGCCGGTTCTCCCGAGTGGCGGACCGACCGACTGGTCCGGTGATCAACATCGCCGAACCGGATGTGATCGAGCAGGCTCCGCCGCCGGCCAACTTCGCGCCTGGGGCGATGGCCAACATCGCGAGAGGTGCACTGCGCCCGGTGACGGCCAACCTGGTAGCTCCTGCGAACATCGCCGCGCCCGCGAACATCTCCGTCGAGGCGGCCAACATCGTGTCGGCAGCAGCCAACATCGAGACACCGCAGGCGACCATCCTGGGGCTGGCGTTGCCGACCGTGACGGCTCCGAAGGTCGCCGAAGTCACGGTGATTCAGAACCCCAAGAAGAAGACCAAGATGGTCCCGTACGAAGAGGTCAGGGACCTGGACGAGCCTTACTACAAGGTGGTCTCCGGCAGCCCGGCGTTCCAGCAGTTCGACCAGGAGGTCTTCTCCGCTGACCGAGACCAGGTGATCCTGGACGCTGCCTCGGTCCGAGAGGCTGCGATCGAAGAGATGATGGACCACCACGTCGTGGATGGGGTGGTGAAGTTCAAGGAGGCGCACTCCAGCTACGGCATCCCGCTGGAGGCCCGGATCCCGTCGGAGGAGTTCCGCAACATCCTGGAGGTCCTGGCTCAGCACAGCACCTCCGAGCCTCCCAACGACGCGCTGATCGAGGTGGAGTACTTCGACCCGGACGGCTACTACACCGACCCGCCGACAGAGACGCAGGGGAAGACGGTGCTGGACATCGCGCACGCGCTCGGGGTGGATCCCGATCACCTGGCTGTGTACGTGGCCAAGCTGGACCGGGTGCACTCAGAGAACGTGGGCCGCGGGACGGCCCAGCGTCAGCAGATCGCGGGGCATGTCTACGACGAGTACTCGATCACCGGGGACTACCGGATAAGCGACTGGGAGCCGGAGTACGAGGAGGGCACTGGGACTCCGGTGGGGATGGACATCGTCTCGATCGAGCCGCACGATCCGGTGACCGGGTTCTTCGAGGAAGACGTCCGCGACTAGCGCAGGTGAGGACGATGGTGACATGAGCGACATCCACAAGCTGCTGGCCACGGACGACACGTTCCGTGAGGTCGCCGACCTGCTCTTCGGTGGTGGCGGAGACGAGCTCATCGCCAAGATGTCCCCGACCCAGTCCGACCTGTCCACCCACGATCGGAAGAAGCGCAAGGTCACCGCCGGTCTGAGTGCGGTGGGCGCGGCTGCTGGCGCAGCCGGACTGGGTCTGGGCGCGCACAACCTGGGACGGTCTTTCAAGGCCGCTCGGGGTGCGCAGAAGCTGGCGGGTGAGTTCCGTGCTCCGGGTGCTCGGAGGGCGGCGGCCAAGACCGCGGTGGGCAAGGAGAAGCTGGCGACTGGGCTGGTCCCGCTGGAGGTGGCCGGCCTCGGTGGTGAGCTGATGGCCACCAAGATCCTGCACGGGGACACCAAGAAGAAGGGCTCCCTGGTCAAGAAAGACCTCGGCGACATGCTGAACAACGCCAAGGAGCCGCCGACCAAGGGCAGCGTCACTCGGGCGGTGATCTCCAGCCCGAAGGCCCGGAAGAAGGGGATGCTGTACACCAAGAAGGGCGCGGGGGCGCTGAAGAAGCTCCCGAACAAGATCAAGACCACCAACGAGGTCGAGAAGTCCTACGACGAGGTCGACGTGATCTGGGAGGGCGAGTTCGCCAAGGCCGACGCCGACAAGCAGCAGGTCTTCGGCTGGGCCAGCGTGGTGGAGGTCAACGGCGAGCCGGTGGTGGACCTGCAGGGTGACTACATCTCCTCCGACGAGATGGAGAAGGCCGGCTACGAGTACGTGATGAAGTCGCGCAGAGGCGGGGACATGCACCTGCGTGACGACTGGAGCCCGGTCCAGAAGAGCGACATGATCGAGAGCTTCATCGTCACCGAGGAGAAGCGCGACGCGATGGGCCTCCCGGACTCGGTCCCCACGGGCTGGTGGGTCGGGTTCCAGGTCCAGGACCCCGAAGTCTGGTCCAAGGTGAAGTCCGGTGAGCGGACCGGGTTCTCCATCCACGGGCACGGGAAGCGGAGCCCGGCATGAGCACCTCCGCCTTCGGAGTCGACCACGGCGAGATCTCCAAGGCGAGCCGCGCGCAGGTAGTCAACGTTGGCGAACTGTTGGGGAAGCCTAGTAGGGCTGAGCGTCTTCGGCTGCTGGGGCCGCAGAAGACCAAGAACAAGCGCAGAACTGCCATGGGTCTCGCTGCTGGCGCTGGCGGTGTGGGCGGTTACGCCGCAGGAAAGAGTAAGCGATGAGCCTGAGTGCCTTCGGGATCGACCATGGCGACATCTACAAGGCCGAGGACCCGAACCGGAAGAAGAAGCAGGCCGCTGCCGCTGCTGGTGGCACTGCTGCGGTCGGCGGAGTCGGGTTGGCCGCGACCAAGATCCCTGAGCACTCTCACTACGACAAGAAGACTCGGAAGTACCTGCACTCGCTCCCCGCGGGCGAGCACGAGGTGCCTACCGCGATGCTGGGGAAGCGTCCTCGGAAGCTCGGGGCCAGGAAGCAGCAGGCCCCGTACGTGGCCGCGATGGCGCAGGAGCGTCCGCTGGAGTCCTTCCACGCCTCGCCGGTTCCGATCACCAGGTACAAGGGCAAGGGCCACCCCACCATCCAGCGGGACAACGCGCACACGGTGATGGCCAACGCGATGAAGGGCCGTACGACCAGGATCAAGATCGAGGACGCTCCCGGCTACCGCCCGAACCGGCGCACTGCTGACGAGCTGGTCCGTCGTGGCCAGTCGAAGTACCAACAGCGCCGGCTGAGACTGCACACCAACCTCTCGGAGAAGGCGATCGAGGGGATCCGCGGGAAGTACACCGACAAGTCCCGAGCTGCGAACACGGCCAAGCGTCCGCACGGGGTGGTCGAGGAGTCCCTGAAGTACAACCCGAAGAAGTACGGGGTGGGCAGGGCAGTGGGCCGGGCCAAGAACCTCGCAGCAGTGGTGAAGAGGGATCGCCGGGGGCGAGACACGGCCGCCGGCGTCACCGGGGCGGCTGGGGTAGGCACGCTGGCATCTACGCCGGTGCGTCGCTCAGCGGCCAAGGTGGACGTCTCCGGCGGCTCGATGTCGGCCTCTGACGCCAAGAAGGTTGTCTCCCCCGGCTACCGCCCTGGGAACAAGCGCGCGATCCGGACGATGGCTGCCAACCTCGGTCACCTGGAGAACAAGCCCACCACGGTGGTCAGGTACAAGAGCGGGCATGTGGTCCCCTTCGACGGGAACCACCGAGCCTCGGCGCGAGTCGCGCGCGGGGACGCGCGAGTCCCAGTGAACGTGATCGAGGGTGGTGAGCGTCCGGCGATCAGTGCTGCTCGGAACGCCTTCCACGTCGGTCAGCAGAAGGTGCATCGGAACCGGATGGACCGGGACGTGTTCAAGCCCAACGCCAGGATCGGACGGCACGCGGGTGAGACCAAGGCCTACCGCTCCATCGCCAACGCCTCCCCACTCAGGTCCGGGAAGCGGGTCGCGGTCGGGTCCACCAAGATCGGATCGGGTCCGACCAAGGCCGTACTGAGGACCAAGCAGGGTGCGACCCTGGCTGCGGGAGCCGCTCTGCTCGGGACCTCTGCTCACCTCCACCGGAAGAAGAGCTGATGAAGCCACTCATGAGCGATGCGGAGATGCGTCGCCGGCAGAAGCTCCAGGGCAAGATCGGGCGGACCACCTCCACCCTGGGTCTGTCCGGCGTGGCGCTGACCGGTGCAGCGATCGCGACCAAGAAGAAGCCCGGCTCGCTGAAGGCGATCACCAAGGTGCCGGGTCTGAGCAGAGTGAGTCACGGCGGGCTGAAGAACGCGGCCTTCCACACCTCGATCGCTGCCGGTGGTATCGGCGGTGTCGGCGGGTTCAACCAGGCGAGCATCTACTCGGCTGAGTCCAGGAAGCGCAAGGCGGCGGCTGTGGTGAAGAAGGGGTTCGGCATGGAGATGGGCTACTACGGCGAAGAGGGGAAGCCGCTGACGCACGAGGAGATCGAGGCCGAGATCGAGAAGGCCTGGACGCCCTCTGCTTCCAACTTCGACTCCGAGCGCAGCCGGCACAAGCGCACCAAGGGCTACGAGGGCGGTGCTCTGGTCGGGGCCGGAGCTGGTGCTGCGTACGCCACTCGGCACGGAGTGAAGGCCGGCAAGGCCGCCAGCAAGATCAAGTCCAAGGAGATGACGCCAGTCCTGCACCGAGTGAACTCCGCAGGCCAGCCCTACCGGATAGGGCTCGGGTCTCAGGGGGAGAAGGCCATCTCGACCGGTTCCCTGAAGAAGCTGGGAGGCCACAGCGGGAAGGCTGCGGTGGGTCTGGCCGCAGTGGGTGGCGCTGCTGCCACACACTCCGCGATCAAGCGGAAGAAGCAGAGTGGATGGCAGTCCTACGCCAAGCGCGATGCCACATCAGCGTTCGGGGTCGATCACAGCGACAACCCGAATGGACAGCACCGTGAGACTGAGAACTAGAGGTAGATGAGATGCCACGACCGAAGAACCACCTGACCGACATGGAGATCGACGAGATCTCCACCGTCGACAAGGCCGCGAACCAGCACTCACGGTTCGTCATCGCGAAGCGGGCTCCCGAGGAGGAAGAGATGCCCAAGCTCTACAACCAGGAGGGCCAGCCCCTCGACGAGGACCAGCTGGAGTTCGGCGACATCGTGTACGACGACGCAGGCGCTGCCTACGAGTACGTCGAGAACGAGGTCGAGGACGAGCCGGCGAAGAAGAAGGAAGACGAGGACGAGCCAGTGCCCGAGCTCGCAGGTGTGGGCAAGAGCGCCTTCTTCGAGAAGTCGGCTCCGAAGACCGGCAGCTTCAGCGCATCGGTGATGGAGGAGCTCTCCAAGGCGTTCTCCGACAACGACCGTGACGCGGTCATCGCCAAGGCGCTCGGCCGGGTCGAGGAGCTGGAGAAGGCACAGGAGGAGTCGGCCAAGATCGCCAAGTCCGAGCGCGACCTGCGCCTGACTCGTGAGTACATCTCCAAGGCCGCGGAGTACAACCTCCCGATCCCTGCTGACGAGCTCGGTCCGGTGCTCTACCGGATGGCCGAGTCCATGAGCTTCGACGACTGCAAGGTGATCGCCAAGGCGCTGGAGACGGCCGGCGACATCATCTTCGAGGAGACGGGCTACACGGGTGGCGGCGACAACTCCGACGTGTACTCCCAGGTCGAGGCTCACGCCTACGACCAGTTCGGGAAGTCGGAGGGCTTCGACTCCGTCTCAGCCATCAATACGGTGTTCGACCAGAATCCGGACGCCTACGACGAGTACCTGCGCTCGCAGCAGGCCCGGTAGAGGAGGAAGTAGCTCATGGCCTACGAAGAGAGCCTCCGGTCGATCACGCTGAACGCGGACTCGTCCCTGGGCATCTACACGGGAGTCCCGGGTCAGCCCGGCTCCCCTGATCCTCACGGAGGGAAGCAGTACCACTTCGTGAAGGTGACCGGGGTGCACCAGGTCGGCCTCGCGGGCGCGACTGGCGCTGTGGTCGGTGTCCTGCAGAACAAGCCGCAGGGCACTGGGCAGGCTGCCACGGTCGGGTTCCACGGCGTCTCGAAGGTGGTCAGCGACGTGGCCATCACCGCCGGCGACTCGATCCAGGTGTCTGCCGATGGGCAGGCCGCCAAGACCGGTGCCGGCCCCGTAGTCGGTATCGCCCTGTCCACCACCGCCAACCCCGGAGAACTCGTCAACGTTCTCCTGACGATCTGAGAGGAGAGAAGCCATGCCGAACCCCACTCAGAGCGATCTCCACGTCAACGTTCCGCTGACCAACGTCTCTGTGGCCTACATGCAGGACAAGGCCCAGTTCATCGCCGACAAGGTGTTCCCTCGGGTCCCCGTGCAGAAGCAGAGCGATCTGTACTGGAAGTACTCCAAGTCCGACTGGCGCAGGACGGACGCGCAGAAGCGTGCGCCCGGCACCGAGACGGCCGGAGTCGGCTGGAAGGTCGACACGGGGCAGTACTTCGCCGAGGTCTGGGGTGTCCACAAGGACATCGACGACCAGGTCCGGGCGAACGCTGACTCGAACTGGAGGCTCGACTCTGACGCCACCACCTTCGTCACGAACCAGCTCCTGCTGCGCCGTGACCTGGACTGGAACGACAAGTTCTTCAAGACGGGCCAGTGGGGTACGGACCTCGCCGGCGTGACGGGCACCGTGGGTGCCGGCCAGTTCCTGCAGTGGAGCGACCCGGCCTCGGACCCGATCGTGCAGTTCGCCGACCTGCAGACTAACTTCGTGGAGCAGTCAGGCCGCAAGGCCAACACGCTGGTCCTCGGTGCTCGGGCGATCACCCAGCTGAAGAACCACCCGGACATCATCGACCGGATCAAGTACACCCAGCGTGGTGTCGTGACCACCGACCTGCTCGCGTCGCTGTTCGACGTGGAGCGGATCCTGGTCAGCTACGCGACGGTGACCGACGTGGCCGAGCTGAACGACGCGAAGGCCCAGGACGCTGCGGCGACCTACCGGTTCATGTCCAACTCCAAGTCGGCGCTGCTGGTCTACACCCCCAGCTCGCCGTCGCTGATGACCCCGGCCGGCGGCTACACCTTCACCTGGAACGGGTACCTGGCTGGCAACAGCTACGGGATCCGGATGAAGAACTTCCGGATGGAGCCGATCGCTGCGGACCGCATCGAGGGCGAGATGACCTACGACATGCGTGTCGTGGCCAAGGACATGGGCATCTTCCTGTCCGCCGCGGTGGCGTAACCGATCTACTCTGAGACGGGCTGTGGGTTCCGGCCCGCGGCCCGTCTCTGACGAGGAGCACATGATGGAGAGTGCGTTCGGGGTAGACCACGGAGAAATCTCGAAGAAGGGACCGCTCTCGGCTTCGATGACCATCAGGGGTGCCAAGCTGAGCCCTGTGGTCGGACGCGGACTGCCCGGGAAGCGCGCCAAGGCCATGTCTCCGCTCACCGCTGGTAGTGCTGCAGCCGGGAAGCACCGGCTCGGTGGCGGTACCCACTCATCCGGACTGTTCGCGAGGTAGGAGCGCAGATGCCACAGCTGCTGAAGAACGAGGGGATCTCCTTCGTCGCGGCGAAGAACTTCACCTACGCCGGCGAGGACTTCGTGATGGGCCAGGAGTTCCCGGAGGAGAAGGCCCGCAACGTCGAGACGCTCATCCGCGCACGGTTCCTGCTCCCGGTGCTCGAAGAGGGCCACCTGCGGCCCCGGCACTGGCACACCCACATCCGTACTCGGGAAGAGGCCGAGGAGTACCTGAACCGGGAGCGAGTGCAGCTGAGGATGCCGCACGAGCCGGACTCAGACGAGGTCGTGGACATCCCGGTCCTGACCCACCCCGAGGACACCCCAGAGCCGGAGGGCGAGGGTGAGGACGCTCTGGCTCCCACTCAGGAGTCCGAGTCGGCTCCTGAGCCCCCGGAGAGCCTGGAGGAGACCTACGACCCGGCCGAGCACAACGTGGAGGCGGTCCTGGAGTACATCGCCGAGCATCCCGAGCAGAGGGATGAGGTCCTGGCGATGGAGCGGGCGAACCGTGGTCGCAAGGGGATCGTGGGGGAGGACTGATGGAGTCAGCATTCGGCATCGACCACGGCGAAGAGGTCTCCAAGCTGGGCATCGGCGGGTTGGGGACCAAGATCGGCCAGAAGACCATGAAGATCGGCCAGGGACTGCGCCAGTCTGGGGCCAACAACATGGCCATGGGTCGCAAGGCCGGTGGCGGGTTCGGTGCCGGCATGCAGGTCGGTGGCGCGAAGCGAGTCCAGGCTGGAGGCCAGTTGCGCAAGCTCGGTCAGGGCATGCAGAAGCGTCCCGGTCTGACCGGCGGTCTCGCAGTCGGTGGTGGCGCAGCTGGCGTCGGTGCTGCAGGAGGCATGTTCGCGAACCGGCAGCGGCGGTTCTGATGCAGAGCGCGTTCGGGATCGACCACGGCGACGAGATCACCAAGATCCGTCTGCCCAGGCGGCCAGTGAAGACGCCGCCCCCGCGCGCGCCCTCGCGAGCCAGCCAGATCGGCGGGAAACTGAACCGACTCGGCGAGAAGGACATCTCGATCAAGGAGCTGGGCGGAAGCGCAGGGCGAGGCGTCGGCAACGTCGGCAGCTTCATGCAGCGGCACCCGGGTCTCACCGGTACTGCACTGGTGGGAGGAGGCGGCGCGGGAGGCTACAAGGTCATCACTGACAGGCAGAGGAAGAAGGCCCGCTGATGACCTACACCTACCTCGGCGCTGGTACCACCGACAAGGACACCGTCCGGTTCCTGCTCCAGGACACTGACCCGTTCAACGCGAACGAGTGGCAGGTCTCCGATGAGGACATCCAGTGGGCCTACGACACCTGGTACCCGCTCTACCACTCCCTGCAATATGTCGCGGCGAGCATCGCTGATACCATCGCGGCGCGTTACGCACGCGAGGCGTCCTACAGCGCCGACGGGGTGTCCGTCAGTCTCGGGCCGGTGGGGGACCAGTACCGAGCGCTGGCGGTGAATCTGCGCCAGCAGTACCAGGCGCAGCTCGTTGGGACGGTCCCATCTGCGGGTGGGATCGAGCCCAACGAGCCCCTGGAGCCCAACACCAAGGCGTTCGCCTTCGGCAAGGGCATGCACGACAACATGGAGGCCGGCGCTCAGGACTACGGCGGGGTCTACCCGCCGGACATCCCGCTCACCGGGAACCAGAACGTGCCCGACTACGAGAAGGTCGTCGAGCCGTGAGGTCCGCCTTCGGGGTGGAGCACTTCGCCAAGAGCTACACCAAGATGGCCCCGAAGCTGGCTGGGGCCCTGAAGTCGGTCGACCCGGCCAAGGCCACCACGATGGCCGGCAAGCTCCGTCACCACGCCGGGACCCTGCGCCTGGAGGCCGGTCACGTCGGTCGGACCCAGGGCTCGATGTCGCGCGGGTTCCCTCGGTCGATGGCGCAGCAGGACCGGAGTGAGTCTCGGCTGCTCACCACCGGAGCGATCAACGCCAACAAGCCGAAGCGGTTCCTGCCATGAGCACCACTCCCACGAGCTCACCGATCAGCGCCTACTCCCGCCAGTGGGTCCGGAACCGGGCCACCGCGGTGATGGAGTACACCTGTCGGATCGAGCGGTCAGGGGTCCCGGAGGGGTACGACGAGGACACCCTGATCTACACCGCCGAGGGGGTGGCCACGGTCATCTACGAAGGAACCTGCCGGATCTGGGAGGTGGCCAACGCCTCCTCGGTGGTGGTGGGGGACACCGACGTCTACCAGATGACGACCAACCTCTCGATCCCCTGGGACACACCGGAGGAGATCAAGCGCTACGACGTGGTGACCATCCTGACCTCGCACACCGATGACCAGATGGTCGGGAAGCGGTACGAGATCCAGACCGTCGCCAAGGCCGGGGAGCTGCGCGCCACTCGTCGCTTCGAGGTCACCGGGCTCATGTGATGGGCGCGGTCGGACAGGCGGACATCTCCCGGCTGGCGGATGCTCTTCGCCAGACCGCGGACCAGTCCCAGATCACCACTCAGCAGGTCCTGATCGGGGCCTCCAACCAGATCCTGGCGGAGATGGAGTCGCGGGTCCCCGTCGACACCGGGAAGCTGCGGACCTCGCTGCGGATCAAGGTCGATCCCGATCGGGTCACGATCGGTCCGGACGAGAACATCGCCCCCTACGGCGGCTACGTGGAGTTCGGCACGAAGGCGCACACGATCCGTCCGAAGAAGCCGGACGGCGTCCTGGTGTTCAAGATGAACGGGAAGACGGTCTACACCAAGAAGGTCCATCACCCTGGCACCAAGGCCCAGCCGTACGTCCGCCCTGCGTTTGAGGCATGGGTGGACTCGCTTGGGACGATGGCAGCAGAAGCGAACATCAAGGTGATGAAGGACGGTGCGAGGTAGTGCCTAGCTCGATCTCACGAGGACCGATCACCTCTCGACTGCTGGTCGAGCTGGAGACCGAGGGCTTCCCCGTGGGCGACAACGCCTCGCCGACTTCCCCGTTCGGGTGGCAGGGAGAGCCGAACGAACCAGGGACTACCTTCACTCCCTGGCTCTCCCTGTCACCTGGGGCAGCCAGCCTGCAGGCTCCCAGTGGGGCACTGGGAGACAGCCAGTCCGAGTGGCGACTGAGCTACTCGGTGGTCTACGCCGGCATCTCCCGGAAGCAGACGGAGGCGCTGGCAGACCGGATGAGGTTGAACCTGACGAACATCGCCAGGGAGAACGTGGACTCCGACACCGGCGCGTGGCGGATCCAGAAGATCACCTGCACCACGATCGGCAACACCAACCGGATCGGGTCTGCCTATCCGGACTACTTCACACAAGCGGACTCGTTCGAGGTCTGGGTCACGAAGGGATAGAACATGCCACGAGCACAGCAGATCAAGGTCACCAAGGACGGCCAGGAGGGCTTCGTCCTCCGCGAGTCGGTCGCCGCCTGGGAGCGCAACGGCTGGACGGTTGCGGATGATGAGAGTAGTGAGAAAGAAGCCGACGAGGTCACCGACAGGCCCATGGAGACCCAGAACAAGGCGGCGAAGAAGACGACCACGAGGAAGGCCGACTGATGGCACGGATCATCCCGAATGAGAACACCTGGATCGGGTTCTCCATCGCCTCGATCAGTGACATCGAGGCCCCCACGTCCGCACAGGTCGCGGCTGCTGTCGACCTGACTGGGTACTGCATCAGCCTGAACGCATCCTCGCGTGGCAACACGGTGCCGACCCCGTCGTTCGACTCGCTCTTCGAGACCAGCACCGCTGGCACCTCGGCTGCGACCTTCGACGCGGACTTCTACCGCGATGACGACGACGACCTCGCCTGGGAGACCCTCCCGCGCGGGACTCGTGGGTTCTTCATCATCGCCCGGTTCGGTGGCACGGGTACCGACAACCTCCCGATCGCGGCCGACGAGGTCGAGGTCTGGCCGGTGATGATCACCTCGCGGACGATGGCGAACATGAGCTCCAACACGGTGCTCACCTTCACCGCGTCCTGCTCGGTGAACGTGGAGCCGGCCGAGGCAGCGATCGTCGCGGCGTAGGTCCTGGGGAGGGATAGCATCAGATCGACTACATCCCTCCGCCCAGGAAGCGACCGATGCCCAACACCACAGCCAAGACCGCAGAGGCCCGTCAGAAGCAGTCCTCCGCGTCCAAGCGCGCCACTCTCGACCAACTGGTCAACAAGCCGCGGTCGATCACCGAGTTCTCGCTGTACCTGTCCGACGGGAACGGTGGCACCAACGAGGTGACCCTGAAATACCAGGCGATCGGGATGCGCGCCTACGACCGGCTGGTGGCCAAGCACCCGCCGAAGCCGGAGCAGCGGGCCGAGGGCTCCAGCTTCGACATCGACTCGTTCGCGCCGGCGCTGATCGCAGCCTGCTCGGTGGAGCCGGAGCTGACCGCGGCCGAGGCCAAGTCCATCTGGGAGTCCGAGGACTGGTCTCGCGGCGACGTGATGGTGCTGTTCCGGAATGCCGTCGAGCTGAACAACCGGGGGCTCGACATCCCTTTCAGCGTGAGCGGCTGAGGAAGGACCGAAACTTCTACCTAGAGATGTCCTACTGCTTCGAGCACGCGATCCCGCACTCGAAGTTCCTGAAGTGGGATCCGGAGGACCGAGCGAAGACCCTCGCCTACGCGCTGGAGTCCTCAGCACGATGCCAGATGTGTGGGACCGCACCATGGGAGTGGGAGGAGAACAAGTTCGCGTTCACAGCGGTCGATGAGTTCTGTCAGGGCTGTTACCAGAAGTCCGTCTTCGGCGACACGCAGGGCTCGTCACTCCCGGGGACCAATGTCAAACTGATCCCGACCACCCCGCAGCTGACCGCTCAGATGGCCGTGAAGGCCAAGAAGAGACACTCGCTGAAGATGGAGTAGGACGTGACGGCTCAGCCGGTTGAAGCCAACGTCGTCCTGACGAGCGATAACTCTCAGTACGACCGGGCGATGGTCACCTCGGCTGGGAACACCGACAGTCTGGGCGCGTCGGTCGACAACCTCGGCCGCAAGATCAACACCCTCTCCAAGACCGCCGGCAAGACGCTGATCGGGATCAGCGCAGCCGACGTGGCGACGATCACCGGGGCCACCGCGGCCTGGTCCAGCTACGAGAAGCAGGTGAACCGGCTGCAGTCGCAGTCGGCGGTCTTGACCCGGACCAACGCCCAGCAGACCGTGGTGATGAAGGACTACACCAACGCGGTCAAGACCCTGCGAACCGAGTACGGGACCACCACGTCCGAGGCCTCGAAGCTGGTCGAGGTGCTCTCCAAGGTCACCAGCGTCCGACAGAGCCGGGACCTGCAGGACCTGAGCAAGGTCTTCGTGGACATGTCCCACGCCACTGGTGAGAGCTCGGAGGGCCTGGCCAACTCGCTGACCAACCTGCAGCGGGTGATGGGCGCACCGATCAACTCCAAGAACACCCGTACCTACGCCGACCAGTTCACCTACCTGGCTGCCCAGACGAACACCTCGGCCTCGGGTCTGGCCGACTTCACCTCTCAGCTGGCTCCCACCGCCAAGGCGATGGGGATGCACCGCAACGAGATTGTTGGGTTCGCCGCCGCCTTCGCCAAGATCGGGCAGGACGGTGGGCCTGCGGCCAACGTCTTCACCAAGATCACCACCGACATCTCCCACTCACTGGCGTCCGGGTCTCCGGAGATCGCTCACTACGCCAACCTGTTGGGGGTCACCCAGCGGCAGTTCAAGGCGATGGGTGCCGGCGAGCAGGTCGTCGAGATCTTCGAGAAGCTGCAGTCAGAGGGCAAGGGCGCGGCCACCGAGCTGAACCGGCTGGGTCTGGACGGGCCCCGCTCGATCCGGGCGATCCAGGCGATGATCGCCTCCGGTGGGCTGCGCGAGTCGATGGGGCTGGCCCGGGAGGGGGCGAGGTCTGACGCGGCAGCGGAGGGAGCCGGCGCTGCCCATGGCATGTCCGAGGAAGTCGACCAACTGCAGCAGAACTTCCAGCAGCTGACCGAGACCATGGGCGGCTACTTCGGTCCCACCCTGGAGAAGTTCGTCGAGGGCATGAACAAGGCCCTGGAGGTCACCAACAAGATCGCCGAGGGACCGCTCGGCCAGTTCGTGGCCCTGATCATGACCGTGGTGGCTCCGCTGGCCACCGGAGCCGGGATGCTGCTGCTCTTCGCCGGCGCGCTGATGAAGGTGGCCGCCGCCTTCACCCTCTTCCGCTCCAGTGCGGCCTACGGCGTTCGCGAGGGCTTCAGTGGAGGTGGAGCGCTGGGCTCGGGAGCAGCAGGCACGCGCGGGCGGCAGCTGGAAGGTGCCGGTACCTGGTTCCAGCGTGCGCAGTACGGCGGCGGCCAGATGGCAGGGAGTCTGGCCAGCAGCGCGCTGGGTGTTACTCGGACGGGATGGCAGAAGGGCCGAGCCTGGGCTGACCCGAACTACACCCCGGGTCCTCCGCGCAGCATGTTGTCCTACATGGCTGGCGGTCTCGGACGCGGGATGGACATGTTCCTGACCCCCGGGTTCGACCAGATGCGGTACGCCGACCCGACCATGCGGGAGCGGAGTCGGTTCTTCCAGCGGTCTCCGATGGGGATGTCCGCTGCCGTCGCTGAGGCTGGTGCCACTGCCGACGCTGCTCGCGAGCGGGCTCGGACAGCGGGTGCGGTCTACCAGTCGGTCTCGACTGCGCAGGGGTCCACCGACCAACAGATCGACCAGGCCAAGCGGGACATGCACCGGGCCAACCAGGAGGCGCTGTCCTCTACCCGAGCCTCGGTAACTGCTCAGAAGGAGCAGGTCGAGACGATCAAGAACCTGAACCGGGAGACGGGGAACACCACCACCGGGTTCCGTCGCCTGGCCGGCGCGACTGGTGGGTTCGCGGCTGGTGCCGGTGGTGCGGTGCTGGGTGGAGCAAGGGCTGCTGGTGGAGCCTTCCTGAGGTCCGGTGCAGCGCTGCCGGTCGGCGGGATGGCGGGCATGGCTGCGTCCAGCGCGTTCATGCCCGGGTCGAACACCGCGATGCTCGCCTCCATGGGTCTGATGATGGGCCCAGAAGGAGCCGCTGTCGGGGCTGGTGTCGGGGCCATCCTGGACACGGTCCAGGCCAACAACAAGATGTCGGACTCGGTCAAGGAGCTGACGGCCAATGCCGACGAGGCGGTCAAGTCCGGGGGTGGACTGACCGAGCTGAACGACTCGCTGAGCACCACCAACAAGACGATCAGCGACACCGCCAAGAGCTTCGACCAGAGCTCGATGTCCTACTGGTTCGGGAAGCCCGGGAGCCTCAGCACGCTGCTGGGAGGCACCAAGAACACGATCGAGGGGGTCTTCGGCAAGTCCGACGTCGAGGAGGCTGCGGACGCCACGGCGAAGGAGCGCGCACGGATCCAGCAGATGGAGAGCGCTGCTCGTGACGTCGCCAAGGAGACCGGGACCAAGATCACCGGTACCAGGCGCAACCAGCTGGCTCAGCTCGATGCCCTGATGCAGGGGACTGGTGCCCAGCGCCTGTCCACGGCCGGGATCGACCCCGAGGACCTGGTCGCGGCCCGGTCCGCGATGATCCGCGGAGACGAGGGTGCCGCCGAGAGATACGAGGGGATGCTGACCAAGATCGGCGCTCCCTCGGCAGCAGCCGGGCGTCGGTCGGCTACCACCGCTGCCGGTGCGGCGATGCAGGGATCCGACGTGGCTCAGATGTCGATCAAGCATCAGGAGAGCGTCAGGCTCTTCTACACCGCCACCTCCGACATCTTCGACAAGCTCCACAAGCAGGGCATGACTGATCTGGACATCTTGGAGTCCACCGAGAAGGCCCAGGCCAGGATCGGGGATCAGAACGACCGCCAGTACGAGCTGCAGATGGCGGTCTCGGCGAAGGCCCAGCAGAACCTGCAGATGCAGATGCCGTTCATGGGTCGGGGTGAGCAGTTCCAGGCCTCGATCGGTCAGATGAACGCGCTGAGCTCGATCGTCCCGCGCACCGAGGAGCAGGCCGCACAGCTGGACCAGCAGAAGCAGGCCACCGCCCAGGCGTTCGTGGACCAGGCGTCCTACTTCAAGCAGATGCTGCTGATGCAGGACCAGTACGAGATCCAGCGCCGGCGTGCTCAGCAGGACTACAGCCTCCAGCGGTCCTACCAGGAGCATGACTTTCAGCTCCAGCGCTCCCGCGCCGAGTACCAGTTCCACCTCTCCCAGGACCGAGCCACCGCCGACTACTACCGCGGCGTACGGCGAGCGCACTACGACTTCAACCTGCAGCGGAAGCGGGCAGAGGACGACTACGACCACTCGGTCCAGGTGCAGGCCAAGCAGATGGCGATGTCGGTCTACGACATCTACCAGCGGGTGCAGGTACAGCGGACCAGCTCGGCCTCCCAGATTCTGAGCAACGCCGCCGACCAGCTGCAGCGGATGCGGACCCAGGAGCGGGACCTGGACAAGCTCCGGGGCATGGGCGCGTCCGACGCCATGATCCAGCAGATGAAGTTCACGGACCCGGCCAACCAGCAGCAGCTGGCCAGGTTCATGACCGAGGCCACTCCGCGGGTCATCCGCCAGTTCAACCAGGTAGCCGGGTCCCTGCGCGAGGGCGCTGCTCGGGAGCTGATGAACGACCCTTCCTCGCTGGATGCCGACGAGCGTCGTCGCCAGCACCGGATCCAGCTCCAGCGCTCACGGGACGACTTCGAGCGTCAGCTCCGGCTCGGTCACGACGACTTCCAGAGGGCCTTGCAGCGCCAGCGCAAGGACTTCAACCTGATGATGGACCAGCAGGCCACCGACTTCGACACCCAGATGGGTCGCCAGGCCGATGCCTACCAGCTGTCGATGAAGCGGAGCGCCGAGGACCTGGCCAACGTCGGCAAGGAGATCGACGGGAACTTCGAGTCGATCCTGGTCCAGGCCACGAAGCGGCTGTCTGGGCACGCGCAGAAGCAGGCCAAGGACGTGCTGGAGTCCTTCCGGACCCTGAAGGGCTCCACCAGTGCCGAGGCCATCGCCACCATGCAGGACCTGGCGGAGATCTTCGGGTTCAAGTACAAGATCCCGAAGGGGGTCTCCAACAACACCCCGCCGACTCACGACACTGGGTCCGACCCACGCGGTACGGGCACCAAGACCGGGCTGGCCAGCGGTGGTGTGGTGCCGGGCTGGTCCCCGGGCAGGGACACCACCATGGTGCCGCTCTCGGGTGGCGAGGCGATCATGCGCCCGGAGTGGGCTCGGGCGATGGGTGAGGGCTACATCAACGCGATGAACCACAAGGCCAAGCACGGTGGGTTCGCCGACGGCGGGATGGTGAACCCGGATGCTCGGGTCTACATGGACGGCGAGCCGATGTCCAAGATCGCTCGGGCCCAGGTGCTGCTGGCCGAGCACCTCTCGCACCTGAACTTCTCGATCATGCAGGGTTCCTGGCAGCCCTACACCTCCTACTCCGGCTCCTCGCACATGGGGCCGGGCGTGGCCGACGTCGCGCCGGGCAACTTCAGGACCCAGTACTGGCTGCGTCGGGCCGGCTTCGCCGCCTGGGGCCGCAACTTCCCTGGCGCAGCCACTGCTGGTTCTGGAGCACACGTCCACGCGGTCTCGCTGCTGGACCCCGGTGCTGCAGACCAGGGCCAGATCGATGCCTACTACGCCGGCCAGGACGGCCTGGGTGGGAAGGACTACGGGCCCGACCCCGGGATGGTCCCCGGTATTCGCGGGATGCTGAGCCAGTTCGCGGCGCTGGCCTCGATCCAGTCCATGGGCGGGTCCGGGCGCGCTGCTGTCCCCCGGCTGGCCTCGATCCTGAAGCACCGCTACCCGCACTCCGAGGCGGCTGCGGCGGCGATGACCGGGGTGCACCCGCTGTTCCCCGGCGACATCTCTCATGTGATGAACCAGCTGATCCGGAAGCGGTACGCGGAGTCCCTGGAGGGGGTCAACCCGAACCAGCACCAGAGCTGGTACGGCGCTGGTGGGGTGTTCACCGGCCCGAAGGGGATCGGGGTGGCCGAGGCTGGCCCGGAGGCGGTGATCCCGCTGAACGACCAGGGAGCCGCCTTCCTGGCCACCGCCATCCATGGTGCGGAGGCGCGCGGGATCGGGATGGGCTCGTCGCCGATGCGGGGCGGGCTGAGTGTCTACAACACCCGGATCGACAAGTCCACGAACTTCAGTGGTCCGATCACGGTCCAGGCGAACGACCCAGGCGAGCTGATCGCCAAGCTGCAGGCTCGCCAGCGGGTGATGGCCCTGTCTCGACCGAGCCTGACAGGATCAGCGGCATGAGGTCGGTCTGGGGCATCGAGCACGGAGAGGTCTCCAAGGCGTACCGGAAACTGGCCCCCAAGCTGTACCGGGCGTTGGACAAGATGCCTGAGTACGAGAAGCAGAACATGGATCAGCGGTTGCGCTACAACACGCTCCACATCCGTGGAGTGGCTGGTAACTACGGTCGAGCGAACCGAACGAAGAAGTCAGCTGAGTACGCGGAGTTCAACCAAGGCTGGAAGAAGATGGCCGCTGCTTCCGCTCGTGGGGTTGAGGCCATCTCCCGGCGGAAGGGACGGAAGTTGCCATGACCTCAAAGACCGGACTGGACTACCTGGCGGTCGAGGTCAGCTACGGCACTCGCTGGATCAACATCAACAACGGGGAGAGCTACAAGATCGCCGGCGACACCACCCGGGACTCGACTGCGAAGACCTGGCGGAAGGTGACCGCGGACTCCCCGATCCTGGGCGGCAACTACCTGGTGCACGCGGTCCCAGAGATGGTCCAGGAGCAGGTCGGGGTGTGGGTCTACGGGGCCACCCAGACCGAGGTGAGCGACAACCTGTTCGGTCTGACCGAGCTGTTCGAGCAGTACGACTTCCGGATCCGGTGGACGTTCGACGAGTACCGGGAGTACTGGCGCTGCCAGCTGGCCGACACCACGATGAGCCGGGGTCAGGTCTGGACCCACTCGCTGATGGCCAGGGCCGAGTTCGCGATCCCTCGCTACCCGGATGTCTCCACGGAGCGCATCTGATGTCCGGACGCCTGACGATCTGGGGAGCCAGTCAGCTCCTCACCACCTACTTCACGATGGGCACCACACCCCCGCCCTCGTTCTGGCTGGCTCTGGTGAGGACCACTCCTCCCGACCCGTACATGTCCGGCAGCGAGCTCGACGAGCCGGACTCCGATGACTACTCCCGGATCGAGATCCCCAACGACCTGGCCAACTGGATCAACGACTCCCAGCCCCAGGAGATCTACAACGTGCTGCCGGCGCAGTACATCACCGCCACCGCGGACTGGGGACAGATCGGGTTCTGGGCGCTCTGCAACGCTCCAGTTGACGGCTACAACTTCCTGGTGGGAGACCTGGAGGACCCGCTCCTGGTCCTGACCGGAGACCAGGTAGAGATCTCGGAAGGTGATCTGAGCGTGTCCCTGGGCCCGTTCTTCCTCGCTGAGGAGGCCTGATGACCCTGATCTCGCTGGTACCGGGGAAGACCGAGGTCCAGCTCACCGCACGCGCGCGAGGCCAGCGGATCCCGCCGATGCTGAGAGACGTCCCCGGTGGGCTCTACCCGCTGATGAGCGCGGCGTTCGAGGTCGACGAGTACCGGATCATGAGCGGCTGGCCGGTCCCGGTCCCGGAGTGCGACATCCGGATCGAGTGCCTGGTCTCGGCCGAGGGTGACGTGCTGGGGAACCGGGACGCTCCCACCGGGCTGGTCACCGAGGCCGATATGCGCTGGGTGGCTGACGTCTCCTACTACGACCTGACCACCCTGCAGTGGACGCCGATCCAGGGGTCCTCCTCTCCCTGGCAGACCTCGGTCGACCACGCGCCCACCCTGGTCACCGACTACGAGTACACGGTCGGGGACGAGCGGTTCACCTCGATGACCGCGCTGAACTTCGACTCCAACACCGACGACTACATGTGGAACAACCTCGACCTGTTCATGGGTGGGGTGAGTGGCTACACCGTGCTGATGGTGCTGAGCCCGAACTCGATCTACGGCAACGACGACGCGATCGACAACAACGCGCTGTGGGGCCCGGACACGATCGACGGAGCCTGGGCGATGTTCACGGTCAAGGACCAGGCGGTCTGGATGCGGACCGAGGCCCAGCCGGACCAGATGGGGGTGGCGATCGGGAACGGGCTGAACAGCACCGCACCGACCTTCCTGGCGCTGGTGGTGGGCAGACCGCAGACGACGCTGTACGCCGCCTCAGGGCCGTCCAGGGTGCTGACCAGGTCTGTGGCCGCAGGAGCGGCCCCGGAGCCGCTGAGCACCCGTTTCTGGCTCGGGAACGGTCCCTTCCTGGACTCGGCCACCATGGACATGGCACTGCTGGACCTGGGCATCTACGGCAGGCCGCTGACCCAGGCCGAGGTGGTCGCTGAGTTCACCTCGCTGAGTGGTGTCTACGGAGGCGACAGCTAGTGGCTGCATCGCTGACCGCGTACCCCTCCGAGCAGGAGCCGATGGGGTTCTTCCGGGTCTTCGCCACCCCTCCGGGGAAGTACCAGCAGGAGATCACCCTGTTCCGGGGTGTGCCGACCAAGATCGGCACGGTCTCCACCCAGGACCCGTTCACCGAGGTGACCGCTCAGCTGTCCTTCCCACAGATCACGGTCTTCGACTCCCCGGGCGAGGGCGACCTGGACTGGCTGGTCCCGAACTGCGACATCGACATCGTCTGGCAGAACGTGGGCGACTACGACTTCAACTGGCGCTGGGAGGGGTACATCGCGGCGTACAGCTTCTCCCTGACCGGCCAGGACTCCTCATTCAGCATGGACCTGAAGGGAGCCTTCTACGGTCTGGACGACTACCTGGCGATCCCGTCCTTCCCGAAGCAGCCGGTCCCCTACGAGATCCTGCTGGCTCAGGCCTTCGACCAGGACGAGCACCCCTCGCACCTGGGGAAGTTCCGGATCCTGTTCCCCGAGGACTGGGACCTGACGGTGCCTCCGTTCGACGACCCGAAGTACCTGGTGGCGTTGAAGCCCTGGGGAGTGGCCACCGGACAGCGCTGGACCGGGTTCACCTCGCGGAGCACGGGGAGCTGGGAGCCGCTGCTGACCGGTCACGTCCAGTCCCTGATCACCGTGATGTTCGCCGAGGGTGGGAGCCAGTGGAGCATCCGGAACCGAGGCCAGCGCCGGCCCGAGCTGTTCCTACGTCGGATCCCCGACAGTGCTGATGACTCGATCATCGAGATCACCCTGGGTGCTCCCGGTGTCCAGATGGACGGGTCTCGGGACTACACCCAGCGAGCCGGGGTGATCTACGGAGCGGGGCAGGACGAGGCCGGGATCGCGTTCTCCAACGTCCAGGTGACCCCGGACGGGAAGACCACCTACTTCAAGCCCTTCGCCTACAACTCCCGGATGTACCCGAGGAAGAACAACCCCAGCTACGACCCGCGGGTGAAGCCCAAGGAGACCCTGCTGAGGTTCCAGGACGGGGTCGACGAGCTCAGCGCGCTGAAGATCGCCCAGGGTCAGTACCAGCGGTTCGCCGAGCCCGGGATCACCGGCACGATCACCCTGACCACCGACCCCCGGCTGTCCTCGGGTCAGCTGATGCCCCGGCTGATGATCCGGGGTGGGCAGACCATCCGGATCAACGGGCTGCTCGGGGTCAAGGAGGGTGTGCTGGCCCACATCACCCAGGTGAGCGCGGACTTCGACACGCTGACCGTGCAGCTGACCTACGACACCAAGTACCGCGACCAGCTGACGGTGGAGGAGGTGAAGGCCAGGACCCGAGACGCGCTGACCCCACTGCGAGCACTCCAGGTGGGGAAGTACTCCAACACGATCCAGGACCTGGTGCTGCCCTGGTCCTACAAGGCGGGGTCTGGGATCGTCCCGACCGGAGCGAAGGAGTTCTTCACCGAGAAGCTGCCCGGGAACGCGACCTTCCCGTTCGAGGAGTGGACTCGGAAGTGGCCACCGTCGAACCCCAAGTCCAAGCCGTACTACATCGAGATCGGCAAGACCGACACGGCCAACTCCCTGAACAACTGGAGCTCGATGAAGCGCGATGGGATCGCTCTGGCCGCGGTCCCGATCCGGATGAGCCAGGCCGGGAGCATCCGGTTGACCCAGATCGCGGCGTACGACAAGGACGGCAACGTGCTGCCGGTGAAGTTCCACGTCAGCCTGTACGACAACTCGGGTGTGGATGCGAAGGCGATGCCTCGGTTCCCGGTGATCCGGTCCGACCCGCAGTTCCCGAACTACCTGCCGGCGCGCAAGGTGAACGGCACGGTGATCCCGACCACCTACCAGACCGACCTGACCCCGGCGATGACCCATCCCTTCTACAAGGGTGGCTGGGAGCACATCCAGCCGGACGGCACGAACTTCCCGTGGGGCGGAGACGCGCAGCTGCCTGCGCAGGGGGCCGAGGTGAAGGTCGGGTGGGGCACCTACTACGAGCCCGCCGGGTACTCCCCGGGCCGGGCCTCCAAGGGTGCTGCTCGGACCGGTCTGCTGAACGACGACACCGTCTGGGGCTGGGACCTGAGCTCGCTGCTGAACCTGGACAAGCCCAAGAACCCCAAGCTCGGGAACCAGAACGACGAGTACGCGGGCATGCTCTTCATCATGATCTACTGCGACGATCAGGATGATCAGTCTGTGTACTTCATGGGCCGCTTCATCAGGCAGGAGCCTGGTCAGACATGAGCGATGGCAGCATCACCGACGAGCAGGCCCACCTGTGGCTGCAGGACATCGCGAACGCGGGGTTCATCTCCCTGCACTACGACAGCCCGGCTCTGGGTGGTGCGGACCGAGCGGAGATCGCGGGGAGTGGCTACCAGCGGGTGAAGATGGCCTTCTCCCAGCCCAACAACAGGGCGATCTGGTCTCTGGCCGACGCCAGGTTCACCGGCCTGCAGCAGACCAAGCTGGTCTACTTCGGGATCTGGGACCAGCTGAACTTGGGGATGCTCCGCTCCTACGGTGAGCTGCCGACGCCGGCGGTGGTGCTGAACGGGAAGGGCTACGTTCTGCACGCCGGTCTGATCGTGGTCTCCTTCGGGTAAAAGGTCCAGAAATGCAAAAAGGGCCGTAGGGGCCCCACCCCCACCCGTAGGTGGAGATGGGGCCCGCATGGCCATGGGACTCGTCGTGCGTCGACTATCCCTTTTCCCCGCAACGCCCGACTTGGACGCACTCCGCCAGCGCTTGTTGGGGTGGTTCTTGCTGCCGGAACTTCTTGGGTAGGTCTGTGAACAGACCCGGCTCCCGTCACATCCGTGTACCGGGAGCCGGGTCTGGTTGATCTCCTCTCGGCACGAGAGGACTCCCCGCAGAAGGGAAGATGTGGAAAGACCCCCGTCCCTAGCACCCGGCAGCGCTGAGGGACGGGGGCCCACCTGGAACTCCTTCTCCACCACTTGGGAGATTCGGGAGAAGGAGCTTGGAACCTCGTCCACACCGGGGAGGTTGATGGAGCGAGGTTCCTACCCGAGTGACCCCTGCCTCAACTGAAGGAGAGCGAGACAGGGGTTACCCGATTCGGTCTGCCCCTCACCGGGGAGGGAGATGCAGACCATCCCGAGTGGCCCTCCGCTCCGGCTAGGGACCGGAGTGGGGCCTTCTCGGACCTCCTTCTGTGGAGAAGATCCAAGCCTTGAAGGGAACCCCCGTCTCCATGGGACGCCTCCTGTAGGAGACGGGGGTCCTCCCTTGAACCCACCGTCAGAACGGTGGGTCTCAGACACCCGGCTGCTTCCCCTGGTCAGCTAGGTGCCGAGCTACATCCTCCGCGCGATGGGTCTCGCAGAGAGTCTTCAGCCAGTGGTATGTGGCCTTGGTCTCGCCAGGCTCACCACAGACCTCACAGACGTGGAGCGACTTCTCCTCGGCCACGCCGATCGCGTGGTGGAAGGCGGTACCGAAGTCGGTCCGGGTCTGGGCGTAGTACCGCAGCCCACCGAACTTCTCCTTGACCTGCTGGAGCTCGAAGTCCGGGTCGAGCTTGTTCAGCTCAGTCTCCAGGTCGCGGACCAGAGGATGCCAGCCCTCGCCGATGTTGTTGGCGGAGGTCATCACGTTGCGTGGTTCGTCGAAGATGCTGGTCATGTCACTCCTGTTCTGGGCGGTCGAGCTGTCGCTGGACCGCATCGGAGTAGAGAGCGAAGTGTTCTGCTAGCACCCAGCCCACCAACGGCCCACCCCAGTAGTGGGCGTCGTCGTAGGGCAGGAGGCGAGTCTGGCCATCGGTGTTCACCGTCAGGCACAGATCGTCGTTGACGTAGAGCCCGCAGTGTCCCCAGGGCTCGGCGGCGTAGAAGCACACCGATCCGAACGCCGGCTTCGCGTCCGTGATCAGTGGCAGCGCTCGTGCTGCCTGCTTCGCGGTGCCCCACTTGGCCGGGCACCGGAGGAGCCGGCGAACGAAGGCCAGGCTCCGACCGGAGTAGTCCTCGCTCACATGTCCTCCGAGGCCTGCGCGTAGTAGTCCCGCAGCGCGGTCCGCAGCCCAGAGAGCCTGTCCCCGATCACCGTGTCGAGACAGCCGGCGCAGGACTGCGCGCCGTTGACGCTGACGATGGAGGGCTTCCCACAGCCACATTTCGGTGTCTCGGCTTCGCTAGTCGTGGTCATCGGCATGCTTCTTCTGGTAGGCGTCGAACCTCATCCCGATCACGAACCCCATGGCGTAGCACTGGATCAGTTCCTCCAGAGCCGTGCCCGAGCGGGGGCCGAAGATGTTGACGATGGCTTCGGTCGCGTGCGGGATCATCTTGTTGAGCGGGATACCGGTGACCTCGTCGAAGGTCGGGTTGTCCGAGATCTCGTCCTCCAGGCCCTCCAGGACCTTGTCGAGCGTGTTCTCCAGAGCGACGTCTGGCCTCTCACCCCAGTTGGGCATATATCTATTCACTTCCTATCTATGGGTAGACCCCACCGAGAGAGCGACACAGGGCTGTTTTTCTCTCTCGGTGGGGGGTCGGTTACACCTGGGTGACGTCCCAGGTGCCGTCGTTACCGAGGCGTTCAGTGAGCAACTCCGCGCGCGCCGTTCCCTCTCCTGCGCCGACCAACGCGGACTGGATGAGCTTCCGCTCGTTCAGCGCGGTGAGCGTGGCCATATCGGTGTGGAACAGCCGATATTCCGGGTCGGTCACCAACTCGCTCAGCATCGCCGTGATCGGGTTGCGATCGGTGTCCTCGGCGATCCGCTCCTCGATGGTCGACTGAGCCATCGCTCGTTGGAGGTAGTCGAACATCGCCCCCGAGGCCTCCCCTTCCTCATCACTGGAAGAGATGGTCATCTGCTGCTCGGTCCACTCGACCTTGTCGCCCACGATCCGGTAGCCGTTCGAGGAGAGGATGTAGGCCCCTCCTCGCTCGTGCGCGGTGGTGGTGATGCACTCATCGACCCAGTGCTCTACCGCGTTGCGTGGCTCGGTCTCGAAGACGAACTGCATCTCCTGAGGCCGCCAGTCCTTCCCAGAAAGCGGGGAGGTCCGGGTGTTGCTGTGGTACGACTCGAACGTGATCGCCATCGAGTCCGCGGCGAAGCCCATCGCCCCGATCTCACCGGCCTGAATCGCCTTGTCCCGGTCCACCTCGCACTGCAAGGTGATGACCAGATCATCACCACGCCAGAAGTGCAGGTAGATCGCGATGTCGACGTTGTCGGGCTTGGTGGCGACCCAGTCCTCCTTGGTCTTCTTCATCACCTCAGTGATCTGATCTGTCTTCTCCCGTAGGTCCAACAGGACCCTCCTCAGTCGCGATCTCGATGCCGTCCAGCACATCGCGCTCGCGCCACGTTGTTCCGAGTTTGGTGCCGGCGAGATAGCACGCGCAGACGCTCGCCATCCCACCCATGACCCAGATGTCCCAGACCTTGGTCGGCTCCACCTGCGTGTGCGCGAAACCAGTGACGTGCGCCAGATGGTTGATCCCGCCCCTCAGGTATTCGGCGAACCAGTTGCACACCGCGTCGTCGTCGGCGAACCCACTGCCGAGCTCCTTCGACGCTGCCAGGAACTCGTCCTCGCCCCACAGCTCGTCGGCCTGCTCGAAGTAGATCCGCTGCCGCACCAGATGGTTGGTCTGATGCCCTACCAGCACCCCGTCCGAGAAGGCTCGGAACATGGTGGCCAGCGTGGGCGTGAGCATCACCTGCGCGGTCTGGGTCAGTAGAGCGTCCGCGTCATCGGTCAGCGTGGCTCCCGCGAAGTACCGGTAGCCACGTCGGTTGATGATCAAGATCCGAGTCTCGAAGTAGCTCTTCATCGCGTGGAAGCCGGGAGTCTCGACGACATCCGAAGCGGACATCACGGTGACCGGGCTCCCCTTCTCGACGCCCTTGGGTGTCTCGAAGCTGGTTCTGACCTGGTCGATCAGGTCGCTCATGGTGCTCCTTTCTGAGCCGCCAGAACCAGGAAGCGGATGAACTCGCTGGTCAGCTCTGGAGTCATGTCGATGGAGAGCGTCGCGGGCTCAGGCTGCAGGTCGGACTGGTAGGTCCGCCCAGCCACGAAGCAGAGCATGGCGACGTTCACATGGTCGTCTGTCATCGCGATCTCGTTGGTCTCATAGATCCGCTTGATCACGTCCTTCAGCTCGTCCTCGGTCTCGTCAGCGACGTTGGTGCCGAGGCCGTTGATCGCGTCCTCGGTGAAGGCATCTTCTACATCCATCTCGTTCCTCTCATGTCCGGGCCCCGAAGGGGCGGGCGAAGGGAAGCCAACTCCCGCCCCTCCGAGGCGTCTAGAGGGGACTAGATCAGTCCCGGACCAGGATGTCGCCGGTGTCCTCCACGTCCACGAAGTGGGACTGGAGTTCCTGAGCGACCACCGTGCGCAGTGCAGTCTCCAGCTCGGGCTTCGTGGGCCGGTCCTCGGCATCCGTGTGCAGCTGCCAGGCTGCACGCAGAGCGTGGGCACAGCGCACGAAGTCGTCGGTCGCCAGAGGCTGGCCGAGCTCCTTCGTCCGGATCACCGACTGCTTGGAGACGCCCTTCAGCGCCTGCACGATCCACGACGGGGCGAACCCCTCGTAGGCCGCGTGCAGGGCCTCGTAGTCGAGCTCCTCGCGCTGACCTGCCGGGATGAGCACGTTGATCAAGCGCTCCACCCCGTCCTTGTCCAGATCGCTGACGTAGATCATCCGGTTGATCCGGCCGGCCCGCGTCATCGCCTTGGGCAGCTCCCCGACGTGGTTCGACGTCAGCAGCAGCAGGACCTCACGGCCCTTGGTCCGCATGCCGTCGAACTGCTCCAGGAGCTGGTCCATCTTCTGTGGGGTGTTGCCGATCAGCTTCTCCACGTCCTCGATCACGATGACCGTCGGCGTGCCGAGGAGCTCTGCGAAGCGCATCACATGCTTCAGATCCTCGTCCCACCGAGCCTGGATGAACGACCAGTCGGACTCCAGGCAGATCTGCGCGGTGATCGAGGCGGCCAGCGTCTTGCCGGTGCCGTTCTCACCCCACAGGAGCACCTTGTTCCCCAGGTCGTCGCCGTTCTCCCGGAGGAGGTCAGCGGTCTCGACCACGCCCCAGATCTCGTCCACGAGAGCCTCGTAGACGTCCTTGGCGTAGACCACCTGCTCGCGGTCGATGGTGTACGGGTTGAAGAACTCCGGCTCCTTGTACTGCCCGGAGACGATCCGACCGACACCGATCAGGGCCTTGTTCCGGTAGATGGAGTGCTCCCGGATGTAGGCCTCGACCAGCATGAGCAGGCCGCGGATCTCCACCTCGTACTTCTTCTTGGCCATCACGTAGACCTGGAAGGCCATGCCGTAGTCGTCGTCCGCGCGCTCCTGGAGGTAGAACTGAGCGCCGAGCGGCGGGAACTCCAGGAGCCCGAACGGGACCTGGACCTCCTCGGTAGGGCTGACCTTGACGGTCCTGAGCTCGGGGAGCTGGTTGCCGAAGAAGCTCCGGATCTCCTTGCCCAGTGCGGTCATGCCGTAGACGTCCTTCAGGACCTTGTTGAAGGCGAAGGCACCGTCCATGGGACGGCAGTCGAACGGCTTGGTGTACTCATGCATGGCCTCCTCTGCCTCGGCCTGAGCCAGCAGCATGTTGGCTGCCTTCTTCAGTCCGAGCTTCGAGGGGACCTGCGGGAGTGCGATCCTGATTCCGCCGTCTTCGCGGTATTCGAATGCGCTCTCCACCGTGATCCGGCCGCCGGCGACGTCCTTCAGGAAGTCGTTGGCCTTCTTCACGTCCTTGCGTGCTGCCTTGTCGCTCCACATGCTCTCTTCGGACATACGTGTATAGCTCCTTCAGGGTGTAGGTGTCCGTTGATTAGCAGGACTACTCGATGTGGCCGAGCTCGTCCCTTGATGCGTTGAGGTCAACACGGCACTGCTCATACCTGGCGTCGTGGTGATGCGTGTGCTGATGGCGAGAGCCTTCGTCGAAGATGACCCTCTTGATCTTGTGGTCCTCTTCGAGACCCTCAACTCCGCCGGTACGGATGTAGGTACCGGTCCTGTTGGTGATGCGGGTCAGGAGAGCGGAGGTCAGCGGCTTGTCTGCTTCATAGAGCAGGTCCACTGAGACTCGCGCCCGATAGATGGTCATGCGTATCCCTTCTGATGATCTGAGTTGGGATCACTTCTCGGGTATCTCCTTGTCGCCTCCCTTCGCGTAGCGCTTCTCGATCCACTGGTCGATGTTCTTCTCCGGAACCCCGAACCAGTTGGACTTGTCCTCCATCCGGGTGAGCAGCACATGGGTAGTGCGCTCTCCTTCGTGAAAGAACTCGGCGAGACTGATCTGGAATAAGTCCTCCATCGCCAGGGCACGCAGATAGACCACTGCACTCAGCTGACCAGAGCTGAGCAGGGCCTTGCGCGCGGTGAGGAGCGCGGGGTCGCCCTTGGCAAACACCTCACGCACCTCACCGCGTGGGCCGAGGAGCATCGCTCTCTCGTCCCTCACAGACCACTGGCCCCAGGCGAGGTCTCGGACCACGCGAGCCAGCTTGCGATCCGTAGGCGCATCCGTCATGCGGGCTGCGCCTCTGATGGCTCGATCGGACCGAAGTGGTAGTCCATCAGTCGCTTCATCTCCTTGCTGGGGTTGCCGAACGTGACGGTCCGCACCACCTCGCCGGCCTCGTCACGAATGGCGAGAGAGACGTTGGCGTTGCGGAGCCCGGGAAACGCTGTGGTCAGCGCCTGCATCAGGTAGATCTCGGTCCGGTCGACGTTGTTGTCCTGCGACTCGAACACGATGTCTACCGAGATCACTCTCTGCTTGGTCATCAGTCCTCCTTCGGACATGGAGGAAGGGGCAGAGGATCTCTCCCCTGCCCCTCCTCAATCAGGCCTCGACCACGATGGCTTCGGTCTGGTGCTCCACGAGAAGCTTGTCGACCTTCGAGTTCGCGGTCCGCATGCCGGTGCTGACAGCCAGCGCATCGAACCGATCCCACTCGCCGACCTCGGTCATGGCCAGCTTGTAGCTCTCGAAGATGTCCTTGACCGTCCCGGTCTCTCCACTCATCCGGGCCCGGATCAGGGTGATCTGGCCGGTGAGGTTGGAGATCTGCGGAACGGTGCCCTTGGCGGCCTTCGCCTCGCGCTCCTCCTCGACCTCGTTCTGGAGCGTCTGCAGCGCCTCCATCTGAGCCGGGTTCAGTGCCAGGGTCTCCTGGCCCATCAGGTCCTCGACGACCTTCTTGTCGGCCTTCTTGACCTTGCGGCCATGGCGGACCTTCACGATCCGGGTGGTGACTCGCGTGCTGGACAGGGCCAGGTAGACCAGCAGGCCGAGACCCACTGTCAACACGGTGGTGGCGCTGAAGACCTGCCAGATCGTCAGACCGAGCAGAGACCCGACGACCGCTCGGGTGGGAGTGCTCGCCCAGGCGAAGACCGGAGCGGTGTAGCTCCACGCCCAGGCTGCGGCTGTGGTCGCTCGGACCCAGGTCGAACTCGCGACAGCGGAGACCACCGAGGCCCCGGCGATCGCCTTGGCCTTGGTCCACTTCGCGGCGGTCTTGGCCCAGGCCATCCCACGGAGGTAGGCCTTCCGGCTCTTCTTGGACATCCAGCGCATGGCCTTCTTCATCAGGCGCATGGTCTTCTTGTAGGCCTTCTTGGCCCGCTTCTGGGCCCGCTTCATGAAGGAGACATCCTCGATGAGGACGACCTCCTTCTTGGAGCCCTTCTTGGGCTTCTTGCCGGACTTGATCTTCACCTTCTCCGGCGGAGCGACAGGGCGCTCCAGAGTTGCAGTAGTCATGAGTACTTGTTCCTTGTCTGGTTGTGCGGACATGCAAAAACCCCCACGGCTATCTGAGCCGTGAGGGCTGGGTACCTGGGGACGGGTGTCCCTGGGTACGTGTCTATTGTATCACAAACACTACATCCCGTCTAGGCCAGCGGAGAGTCCGGGGAGTCTCCACTCGTTATCGGCGAGAGTTGCCTGTGAGTCACAGTTGTTGCACTGCAGTCTGGCGACGTGGATCGTGCTCTCCTTCGGTTCGGTGACCGGAATGAAGAGCTCGTGCCCATCGATCATCAGAGAGCCCACCCGACCACGAAAGTCGTTCGTCTGGACGACGACGATCTCGACGTCGGTGGAGTTGCAGTTCGGGCAGTGAGCCGGTCGAGGCACCGTGTCCGGCGAGTGCTCGGCGAGGGCCTCGGTGTACTTCTCGAAACTGGTCCGGATCCAGTCCGGCCACTCCTTGGGGAAGCCGTTCTTGCGCCACCCCCGGGCCTGCTTGTACCGGTAGTTCCGAATCGGCAGGAGCTTCAGCCGGCTGAACCAGCCGATGCTGAACTCCGGGTCCTCTGCACTGAAGTACTCGCAGAGGACGTAGGAGTTCATCTCCCGGTCCGCCCAGTCGGGGAAGGTCTCCTGGTGCTGCTCGGGGTTGACCGCCCGCGCGAAGACCAGGTCGTTCTCCAGCTGGGTGTTGGCCTGAGCGACGATCGCGACATCACCCACGGTGAACGACAGCTGCTCGTCGACCGGCATGATCTCGTTCTCGACCTTCTCCGCAGCCCCGACGAAGGAGGTCTGGGAGAAGAGCAGGACCATCAGGGGATCTGGGTGATGCTCATGGTCGTCGCTCATCAGATCTCCTGGTTGGTGTGGATGATGAGGCTGATCTCCAGGTCGAGATCAGCAGCGGCCTTCTCGAAGGTCTCTCGGAACTCCGTCCAGTCGTCGACGAACTCCTCGCCTTCGAGTTGCACCTTGATCTTCATGTGTCCTCCTCAGCCCGCCTTGTGAGCCGGGCCCTCCATGTCGGGGTCGTGGTCGCCCATCTCGTTCTGGGCCTTCCGCTTGAAGTAGGCCTCCATGAACACGCAGGTGATCACCGAGGAGCCCACCGCGGTGAGCACGGTTCCTAGCCAGTCCATAACGGACCTTTCTGTGTATGAGGCCGCCCCCAAAGCCAACGTGGGGACGGCCGTCTCATGTGTGTTCTCAGCCCTTCGGCCTGGTGAAGAGACGACGCAGATAGAGCATCAGGTCGTCCCACCACTGCCTCATGACTCCGCCTGCCGTGGCAGGACCTTGTCACCCAGCTCAGCCTGCAGGAGGGTGTACGCCTCCTCGCTGATGTGGCCATCCATGAAGGCCTGGCGCACCTCATCCCACGCGCCCGGGATGTACCCGTCCTGCTGTTCGCCGGGCGCGTGCTCTCCGTGGAGCTTCATGAGTTGTAGAGGGTGTTGGTGCCGACGAAGGCGTTGTGCCACTCCCAGTCGTCGTCCCAGTAGGACGCGAACTCCCTCTCGTCCAGCTCCACGGTGGGGTTCACCTCAGCGTCGAGACGAGACAGCATCCGGTCGTAGGACCTCAGGTAGTGCTGGGGCATGGGCAACGAACGGACTGGATCCTGGTCGATCCAGCCCGTCTTCTTGGCCTTCTTGGCCGCCTTGGCGAGCGCCTTGGCGGCCTTCTTGACCCAGACCTTCTTGGCCGCACGAAACTCCTTCTCGTGCTTGGCCCGGTTGGTCTTCAGCCGCTCCGCGAGCTCGCCGACGTCGACCGTGGTGGTCTTCACGACTCCTCGATCTCCACCGGGATGGCGTCCGAGTGGCCACCATGGATGGGGCAGTCCGGGTCCTCGGTGAAGATCTCCGGGGTGGTCCAGGTGCAGGTGCAGGTCTTCGTGACCCGCTCCTCCTCGGCCTTCAGTTCGGCCGCAGCCTCCTGCATCTTCTGGTGCTGACGATTCCGAGCCACGATCTCGTCGAGGATGGTGGCATCCTCGGGCTCCAGCGCGTCGTTGAGCCGCCCCAGATGCACGTTCAGCAGCATCGAGGTCATCCGAGCGTCCTCGATCATCTTGTCGGCCTCGTCGAGCGCGCCGACCGCGATGTCGACACACTCCCGGCAGATCGGTTTGTCGAGGGGGATGTCGTCCCACTTGGTCTTGAACTTGAAGTCCTTGCCACAGAGCCCGAGAACTCTGTCGCCCAGCTGAGCCCCCGGCCCGCTGGTGATATGCGCCTGCTTGGTCATCGATGGTCCTTCCATGGGTCATTACGAATGGGACGAGTAGGCCGAATCGGAGTAGGCGACTCCAACATCAGCTCGTCCTCGATGGCGTCACCGAAGGTGGTTCCGCCGGGGTTGAGGATCTTCGTTCCGCAGTCCTTGCATCGCAGGCTCGGCGGCTTCTTGGACGGGTGGTAGGCCTCGATCTCCTCCCAGAAGATGGCCGGGACGATCGCGAACACCAGGCCGGGGATGCCGATCGAGACCGCGGTGGCGTTCAGGGCTGTGCCGACAGCCCCGGGCAGCCAGAAGCTGACCATCATCGTGATCCACCCGATCAGGGTCATCAGGATGCCGGCCATGATCACCGGCTTGACCCGCATCAGTACCCCCTGGCCTTGCGAGCCGCCTGGTAGGCCACGTCGTCCACCAGATCGGCCAGCTGTGGGGACAGCACGACTTTGCCCTCGTCGTCGGTGACGATGGCGAGGTCCTTGCTGTTGCTGGTGATGTCGACAGGCGCGTCCTGGTCCTCCTGCTGGATGTAGACGGCCTTGGCGAACCTCATCTCCGCCTTGTGGTTGGCGTGGTAGAACCCCAGCGCAACGTTGCTGGCCAGGGCCACCCCGAAGCACAGGACGGCCGACCAGATGAACCGATAGTTGATACCGGTCGGCATCCAGATGCCGAGCACCATCAACACGACCGCGAGCCCGTAGAAGACCGCGATGTACTTGCTGTACCTCAGGAAATCAGCCCAGGTCATGGCAGTTCCTCCAGCTCCTTGATCCCGTCCTGGATCACTTTCAGGTTGGTCCCGACTCCGTTGACGTACGCCAGGTACTCCTCGTGGGTGAGGATCACGTCGTGGCGGGAGTCCAGCTCCAGCTCCTCGATCTGACCGTCGAAGACCGACGACATGTCGGTGTGGACGGTCATGATGCCGCCGTCCTTGTTCTTGACCAGGACCTGGTTCTGCGGGATCTCACCGCGGACGTGGCGCTCGGACTGGTTGCTCCACTCCTCGGCGTACAGGTCCTTGTACTGAGCGAGCGCCAGCCGGTAGTCGTCCCGGTTCCCGGTGACTCTCTGGAGCAGGGTCTCTCGGTTGATGTGGTGTTCCATTGGTTTCTTCCCTTCATCGGTTGGTTCGTTCGACAGGTAGTAATGGGCGCTGGATGTGGTGTTGGCCGACATGGTGAAGGACACGGTGGGAGGGGTGTATCCCGGACGCCAGCCCCCGCTCGGTGCCTGGATCTTCCAGGGGAGCTGGATCTGGGTCCTGTTCCGGTCGTGGTCGAGGCTGTAGCCGCTCTTGGACTTCGTGGTGAACCAGGCGTCGTCGACGTAGGTGACCTGGCAGCCGGCGAAGAAGGCCGAGCCACCGAAGTCCTGGAGCTCGCGCTCGGAGATCCGGATCCAGGTCCCGCCTTTCAGGTTCCGCTCCAGCATGGCCAGGATGTAGTCCCGCCGCGTCTGGGTCATCGGGACGCCGTCTCGGTAACTAGCCATCGCTCGGCTCCTCCGGGTGCTGGGCCAGGTAGTGGTCGATGGAGCCGAGCACCATCTGCCCCCAGAGGTTCACGTCGGAGACGTCGGGACCGAACTGAGCACCGAAGGCCAGGGCTACCTCCTCGCAGAGGATCTCCTTGTCATCGGAGACCCGACGCACGGTGAGAACACCGCGGTAGTTGTTGGCCTCGATGCCGTTCACCTCGGCCTTCCAGGCGTGGTCATCGACGGTGGCCTCCCAGATCGGAGGCACCGGCTTCTCTACTGGTGTCTCGGTCATGCGACCTCTCCTGACAGTCGGATGTAGTTGCGGCAGACGAGCTCGAACCACTGCATCCAGCGGGTGACGGTGGCGTTCCTGATCCCCACCGTCCCCTCGACCTTGATGCGGTCGACGACTCCGACGGGCTGAGCGAGGTCGATCCGGCTGACCTCGATCTCCGGTGTCTTCCCGTCCCAGGTGAAGTTGAGCCCGGAGTCTGGCTCGTAGAAGGACAGCTGCGGGGCTGCTTCCTCAGACATGCTTCGTCTTCTCCCAGTCGTTGAAGGTCTTGGTCTCCTCCATGTCCCACTCGGGGTTGGCCAGGGCGGTAGAGGCCACCTCGTTCACTGCGATGTCCCAGTGGGTCCCGCCGAGGAGCCTCTTGATGGTCAGGTACTCCCGACGGGTGATCGGCTCTGAGGCGCACATCGAGCGCCACTTGGTCTCAGGCATCTTCTTCCCTTCGCATAGCGAAGCCGGGCCCCTTCCTCTAGGGGCCCGGCCTCGGATCTGGTTTACAGGCTGAATGCTTCGCGAGCTAGAGCGAACTTCGTCTCGATGTCCGCGAGCTTCGTCTTCAGCTCATCCAGCTCTGTCTGTAGTGATGTGTTCTTGGCCTTCAGAGCGGTGTTCTTCTCCTTCAGGTCTTTGATCTCGGCGTCCAGGGGTGAGGTGTCCACCGGCTTCGGTGGTTCGACACCGATCACCGCCTGGAGAGTCCCGATCGCCTTCAGGATCTCGCCCTTGGCCTTGTTGGTGAAGTGGGTCTCGATCGCCTTCTTCTTGGCGTCCGGGCCCCACAGCGAGGTGGTGTCGGTGTGGTGCGTACGGGTGTGACCACCCGTGCTCCGCGCGGTGCCGACGATCGGTTGGCCCTCGCACTCCACGCACTTCACCTGGCCCTTGGCGTTGATGAGATAGCGCTTGTCAACGTCCTGCTTGCTGCTGCCCTTGTTCTTGACGTAGGGCATCCACTCCTCCGGGGTAGCCGGCTCCGGATCTGTCTTCGCCTTCGGCTCCTCCTTGGGAGGCGCAGGAGGTGCTGGAGCCTTCTTGGCAGGTGTCTTCTTGGCAACGGCCTTCTCGGCGGGTGCCTCTGCCTTCGGCTCTTCCTTGGGGAGGTGTTCCTCGGAGTTGAGTACCTCCGCCAGCTCGTGGACCGCCTCCTCGTCGACCGGTCTAGTTGACACGGCCTTCTTGACCTCTCTGATCGGCTTGTCCGTGGGGACGATGTGCCGCACGAACCACTGCTTCGCCGGCTTGACCTGCCGATCTCCGTTGCGAGCGTTGATGGCGTACGGCTGGGTTCCGTCGAGCGGGAACAAGATCACGCTGTGTGCGGTGAGCCGGTACTTCGCGTGGTACTCGTTGACCGCCGTCAGGATCACGTCGACCAGTTCAGCGTTGTAGGCGCGCAGAGCGCGTCTCTCGATCCGAGGCTGTTCCTCGGTGGGTGTGGTTGGTGTCATGTGCTCTGGCTCCTTTCGGGGGTGACGACGACCGTCGTCCTTACCCGGCCAGTCGTGATCGAACGGTTGACCACACCAGCACCAGTCCATGGACCCGGCTGTGTCGTCTGAGGAGACGGTCTTGTTGCCGCCATGAGGTACACCGGGTACTGCTCGGAAGCCGGCCCCGAAGCTGTCAGCAGCGTCTTGGCGGCCGGCCCACCAGGCCTTGTGGACCTTGGCAGCAACGTCCTCGTCCTCGTCTTCGTCACGGGTTCCGGTCATCGCACCATCACGGTTTCGGCGTCGATGATCTCGATGCGTGTGTAGGAACCGTCGAGCAGCGCCTTGGCGGCTTCGAGCACCATCGTCTCGACCACAAGGTGCTTGTGAACGGCCTGGTTGCGCTTCTCCGGGCTTCTCCGACGTCTCTTGGGCATGGGGTCCACCGTGCCGCTCGCGATCGCCTGAACGGCGTTCTCGTGAAGACTGGCGGTGTCCTGAACTTGCTTGTCTCTCGTGTCGATCATCGTGGTGCCTTTCATGAGTGGTGTATCTGATTGGATGTTACTAGATGTGCTCCCTCTTCCAGAACAGGAAGAGGTTGCGGATTTGGAGCCACCGGTTGGCGTACAGCTCGATCCGTTCTTGCTTGGCCATGGCTACTTCCGTTGCTGCCCTGGCCTGGGCTTCGCGTGCTGCCTGACTCGCCCGGTGCTCTTGTCGAGCCTTGTCCAGACCGACCTGCCTCTCCCGAGCCTGCTCTGGGGTCCAGATCCAGGTATCGGCTTCGCACTCATGGAACGAGTGCTCGCTCTTGGCCTCGTCTTCGGATTTGAACTCCTCCTCGAAGTCGCAGGTGTAACACCCCACGACCCAGACCTCGCGCGTACCAGGTGCGTCGGGGCCATGGTCGGGACACCAGGCGAGCTCCTCGTCATCGGAGAAGCTCCACCCGGCGTCCCTAGCGAACAGAAGGAGGTGCCACCTGGGCACCTCCTGGTTGAACTCCTGACCACAGCGCGCCGCAGCGCACCGCAGAGTGGTCAGCAGCATCTCTCCTCCTCGCTGTGTCAGACCTTCTTGCGTCTGAGGGGGTGGATGACCCACACCCACAGGAGACCCAGCACCACGATCGTCCAGAGGACGGCAGCCTGGATCCCGTTGAAGCCGTTGCTGTTCCCGAACAGACCCAGCGCCAGCAGCACCAGATAGGGCGATGCCACCAGCAGGACTGTCCATCTCACCTTGCCGGCCATGTCAGCCCTTCAGCCAGTACCAGAGGTTGTCCTTGGCGAGGATCAGGTTCTCCGGGCGGTCGTGACGGGTCAGGCCGAGGTGGATCAGGCTGGGACCACTGAACTGGCCCTTCTTGTAGTGCCGGAACCCCGAGTGCGACTCGCCGCAGCAGGCGTTGTAGTACTCGCTCGTGCTGTCGACGACGCCGTCGTACTCCCAGAACTGGTCGACGGCATCACCGTTGACGCCCTTGTCGACGACGTTGATCACATGCAGCAGCCCCGGTCCCTGGAGCTTGTAGTTCCACTTCAGCCAGGTGGTGAAGTGCCAGAGGGAGAACCCGAGCGTGCTGTGCCCGGTCTGGGTGATCTCGATCTTGCACGGGTTGACGTCGCAGTCACCCGAGTTATCGCTGCCTCGCGCGACCACCTTGCCGGTCGCGTTGGTGGTGACGGTCTTGGTGGTGGTGTAGGCCAGGCCGTGCACGAGGTCGACTGCCTTGGCCTGGGTGGTGGGGGCCGCCGGCCGAGCTTCAGCCGGTGGGTTCGCTAGGACGCCACCGGTGATCAGCAAGGCTGTCGCTCCGGCAGCGAGTAGTGCTCGTTTCATGGTCGCTTCCCTTCATAGGGCACCGAGCGAATGTGATTGCTCGGATGCCGCTGCATCGACGCTCGGCGAGCATCGACGTCGATCTTCTGCTGCTCGCGACCCATCGCATGCCCGAAGTAATACATCAGGGCACCGACAGCGATGGTGACGAGTCCGAGTACCTCTAACCAGGACAAGGTGCTCATTGGGTCTCCTTCAGGTTGATCCGCTTGCCCACCTGGTTGTGGGCCTGGGGGTGTTCTGCGAGTTCACAGTCGGTGCAGAACGGCTGGTCCGGGTTGTTGACCTTCGCGTGGCACTTGTCCTTGACCTCCCGGACCTCGATCAGGTCGCCGATCGGTGCCGTGCCGTCGAGCAGCTTCTGCAGGTTCTCGCTCGTCGGCATCATCGGTTGGTGAAGAGTCAGTAGGCATACGCACTCGTGTGACTGGGTGTTCTCTCGAAGATCCATGTATCACCTCTATGTGATGTCGGCCGGTGGGGCTCACCCCTCGTGGAGCCCCACCGGCGGTCTTGCGGACACATCTCCTCTCACCCCATGCACAGAGGAGATGAAGAGGGGCACCTGCACCCCCGTGTTACTCAGGTGCCCCTCAGATCGGGAGAGGTCAGCTAGGCTGCCCTCGTTCCTTTCATGGTTGAACAGGGGCCCCCGGAAATGCCGACATCCGGGGGCCCTTGCTCACGTCTTCGGCCGTCGATGGCTGCAGTCGTCGTTCATGACTCCAGAGTCGATGTGCCGGGTCACCTCACCCTTCTCGTTGGTCTTGATCAGGGTGACCTGACGGACGTGCTTGCGCTCGGCCATCAGCTCGGAGGGCTCGAAGCCCTCGCTGAGCGCGTCTGCGTAGTCCGCGCTCGCGTCGGTGGCGTTCGGGTGGTCGTGAAGCAGAACTTGGCCGTCGCAGAAACCGATCGCGACTTGGTACGGATCGCCTTGCATGGTGTTCCTCTCGATGTGATGGATGAATCTGTGTGTTGTGGGGGGTGGACGGCGGGCCCATGAGCCGATCCCACGGGGGTCAAGGACCACCCGCCGTCCACGTCTAGAAGGCGTTGGCGTAGCACAGGAAGTTCTGCTCGTCGTACTTCAACGCCAGATACTGCCCGAGCCAGATGTCGGATCTGGGGAGGGACAGCGGCTGGGTGTTCTGGTCGTTGGCCTCGGCCCGTGCTGCCAGCATTAGGTCTCGGTCTACGCGCAGACCACTGATGATGTAGTCGTTCCAGGGATTGGGACCTCCACAGAGACCCCCTCGGTAACCCTTCACGGAGTCGATCCGGGCGATGTTCTCCGAGGTGCCCTGGAACCAGATCTGGTACTGGTACTGACCCGACTGACCCATGAACTCCAGGTGGGTGAGCACTCGCTCCAGACACCCATATGGGACTGCGCGGCCCGGTATCTGGGGGACACGCTGGACCTCCCAGCGCAGCTCCTCTTCGGGGACGATGCTGCGGAGGAGCGCATGAGCACGCTCCTCCGCCGCCGCCCGCTGTTGGGCGATCGTCACATCACCCTCCGACGTACCGAGGCTCGACCACGGTGTGCACGGCCTCCTGCTCCAGGGTGCGGGTGACGTACCCCTGGCCTCCGCTCTCGGTCTCCAGGACGAAGGCCGTCCCGCCCTTGGCCACCGACTCTTCGAGCGCGGCCTCGGCCGTGATGCGCTCGGCCTCGACCGTCGGGTCGTAGGTGATGGTCCGGTCACCTTCGTTGTTCAGGATCCTCAGGACGTGCTTCCCCGTGGGGATCTCGATCGGTGTGAGTAGCGACATGTATCTCGTTCCTTCCATGCGATTGACATGAAAAAACCCCCGGCACAGGGAGTGGCGGGGGGCTAGACATCCCGAGATGTCTAGGACTGAGTGCTGTGCATCATCACCAGAGTGACGACAGCGATCAGCAGGTTCACGGAGAACGTGAGCGTCAGGTAGAGCTCCCGTCGTCCCCGCCTCTTCTTGGTGCGCCGGGAGTCATCCAGCGAGGTCGTCATCGCCGTCCCCGGTGTGCTCGCAGGTGTAGGTCCGCTCAGCGAACGGCTTCACCTTGTCTGAGTGGTGGTTCATCTTGTTCACCTGCACACGGGTCAGGTGAGACCACCCCGGGAAGTCGGTGAGCCAGCTCTCCGGGTCCTTGGCCTCCCCGACCTTCTGGCCGCCCATGCCGATCATGGACAGCGCGCCCAGCGCCTGGTTCGCGAGAGCTCTGGACTCTCGGAACGAGGGCTTGTCGAACTGGATCTTCTTGGTGTCGCCGGTGCAGGTCTCGATGACCACTTCGGCGTAGTCGAAGATGTTGCCGTTACCCATGGTGCTTCCCTTCCATGCATATGTGTGAGGCCCCACAGCCGTGTTGCTGTGGGGCCAGGTTGTACTGGTCAGGCTCCCAGGCCGGAGCTCGGGCCGCACACGTCCTGCAGCTCACCGTCGTAGGACTGGTGAGAGTCCAGAATGCTGGTGACCTTGTGCATCTCCGAGGTGGCCTTGGGCAGCCAGATGATCGAACCCCAGGTGCCGCCAGTGACTGCCTTCAGCTCGTACGTCATGGCGTTCGACATGTGCCTGGTGACGGCCGGGTAGACCGAGCACTTCGCAGCGTTGTCAGACAGCGTCTGGTTCTGCGAGGTCAGGTCGGCGTTGTCGGACTTGGCCGCGGCCAGGTCCTTCTTGGTGCTGGTCAGCTGGCTGCTGACCGAGGCGGCGTGCTCCCGGGACTGACCCAGGATCTGGTGCTGGTGGAAGGTGTACGCACCGAGCGCGATGAACATGAGCACGACGCTCATGACCAGCAGGTACAGACCGATCTTCCGCTGCTTGGCGGGAGCGTCCTGCATCGCGATGAACTCGGGTGTGGTGTCAATCATGGTGGTGCCTTTCATCTATGTGTGTGTGTATGACATGCGAAAGCCCCCAGCCATGTGACTGGGGGCCGGTGGTGCTAGGAGCTGAGTGACCTGAGGTACACGTCGTGGTGCTCCCTCTCGCGGGGGCATGAGCCGTCCGCTTCGAGCTCGGTGAGGCACTGGTAGTGACCTCCACCGTCGTTGCCATCCGCCGCGACGATGCGGCGTTCCTTCAGGCAGTGTGGAACTTCGGATCTCCAGAGTTCGTCCATGGGCTTCCCTTCCATGCATGCGAAAGCCCCACCGCCGAGTTGCGGTGGGGCCGGGTGGATCAGGACTGGATGTAGACCCGATCCTTCTCCATGAAGAGGGCCACGACGCCCTTCATGGTGAGTCCGACGAACTCGCTCTCGGTGAAGGTGAGCTCGTCGTCGAAGTAGCGCAGAACCTCCTCGACACCACCGGTGTCGAAGGTGGCAGTCACGACTGCCTGGTACTCACCTGCGCGGGGATCGGAGCGGGTGATCGTGGCCTGCGTGATCTTGGGGGCGTCCTGAGCGGTGCTCATGCCGCACCGCCCATCGAGCGCTGCATCCGAGTGATGCACCACTGACAGACGGGTAGGTCCCTCTCCTTCAGCGTGGCCCTGCGCAGCTTCCCCGGGGAGGAGAAGTAGTCGCAGTCGAGCAGATGCCGCTTCCGCGGCTGTTCGCCACCTACCCACACGGCGGCCTGACTCCCTGGATACTTCAGTGTTGCCATGTTGCGCCTTCTTTCTGGTGAAATGCGAAAAGGCCCCCTACCGAAGTAGGAGGCCTCTCGCGCCTGTATCAGGGTATGCAGTCGCCCTGACCCTCTTATTATAGCCTATTTAGGGCACTAAATGCCACCCTAAACACTACTTTTCGGGGTCTGTGGACGCTTCCGAGGTCGTTTCATAGGGGTTTTCGACGTATGTGGCCTTGATCAGGGTCACCATGTCCTGGTGCCCCCGGCGGGCTTCATGTTCTGTGCTGTACCGGACACAGTCCAGATCCAGCAGTCCCTCGTGGCCTTCCTCGCTCCGATCGGCGTTCCAGGCCGTGGTGGTGAAGACCATGGTCTCGAAGATGAGCGGAGGACCACCCTCCATGAACTGGTGGTCCAGTCCGATCCAGACAGTGGAGACCATGTACGGCCCCACCTGGTCCAGACCGACCCTGTGGTAGTCCTCATCCTCTTTCAGCCGACCCCACTCCTCGGTGGAGATCGGCTTCCCCTCCTTGTCCAGCCAGTCCATGCTCAATCAGTAGCGCCTCCCTCCTGAATCTGGTCTATCGCTAGGTTCACCAACTGGATCCCGACCAGGAGACGGATCGCCTGGTGAGCTCGGGACCACTCGTAGTGCAGGGCCGACATCTCCTCGTGCTCGTAGCGCCCTTCCTCGGGCACCTGAGGCTCTACTGCGCCGTGCTCCCGGAGGTGCTTCAGCAGCATCAGAGCCATCGAGTCGAGCTCGATGAGATGGGTCTTGGCCGCGTCGTTCACCTGATCACCATCTTCCAGACCTGCAGAGCGGACTCCCGGTAGGACAGGCCCATGTCCGGATCGCCTACCTGCCGGCACCAGTAGAGGTGGTCTCGGTAGTGACCGATCCCGCCAGTCACGGAGCGCAGTGAGCACTCCTTGTGGGACGGAACCAGACCCTTCTCCGAGCCCATGAAGCTGCCCTGATCGTTCTCCTGGATGGGGGTTCCACACAGGATGCAGAGCTCCCCGACCGGAGTCGGGACCTGGATGCCGTTGTCGCAGACCCCCGAGGGCCATGGCTCACCGAAGTAGGGCTCACTCATCCTGCCTCACCTCCCAGAATCCGTCGTTGTCGTGTACCGGGCAGTTCAGATCAGCGATCCGCCGCTCCCCGATGTCGGTGAACATCGGGCAGATGCAGTCCTCGGGTCGGATGAACCGCGGGTTCTCAGTCACTTCCTCTCGTCCAGTCATGGCAGTTGCCGCAGTACCCCTCTCGGATGTCGTTCGGGTTGTAGGACGTCATCAGGCACCGGGGACAGGTGATGGACCCCTTCTCGGCACGTTCGACTGCTGCCCGGACCCGGGGGTCCGGATGAGACCGGTTCAGCTCGGCGTACGTGCCTTCCCCGAGCACCTCGTCGGTGATCTGACGGGCGATGTCGTAGAGGTCGCCCATCACAGCTCCATGAACCCGTCGTCGGTCATCACACCGAACTGCTTGCCCTCGGACTGCAAGATCGCCTTGATGTGCATGACCAGCTGGCCGACTGCCTCCAGGTTGTCCTTGAAGCCGAACACGACGATCCCGCCCTCCCCCTCAGAGGAGAGGCAGATGACTCCCTGCACGTCGGCGTTCTCCTTGGTCGCTGCCAGCTGCTTCATCTCGTCGGCCAGCTCGGTGAGCCGGTCGAACGGGATCGGTGCGAAGTGGATGTCACTGATCGCCATCAGACCTCCTCCAAGATCTCGTAGGTGATCGGGTGCCGGTGGACGCTCGACTCGACTGTCACCGAGGCCAGCGCGATCGTCTGTGGCTCCACGATGTGCATCACCGCGTATGGCGGGTTCTCCTTCACCTTGAAATACCGTCGACAGGTCGGGCAGTAGGCCGGCTCTGTCATCTTCTTCATCTGTCTCCTCTCATGGACTGCTCCGAGCCACGGTCTTCCCGTGCTTGCGGCACTGCATCTCCGTGCCCAGGTCAACGACGTGACCGCCATAGGCCACGCACCGGCGCTCGAAGTTGTAGGTACTCATGGGGTCGTGTCGTTCCATCCACAACGTCCCCTGCCAGACCCCCAGCACGAAGGTCGCGGTACCTACCACGGTCGCCAGTGCGATGGCCCATGGCTTCCTCATGGCGTAGAGCCGGCGTCTTCGCCTCTCCAAGGCCCGAGGAGTTCCTGGTACAGCCGGTACTCCGGGTCGAAGTCCTCGTGCCAGGGGAACCGATCCTGTGCATCGGGCCAGACCAGCTGCAGAGCCTGGAACTCACCCATCAGGTGTCGGGTCATGGTCATCGGGTACTCGCCGAAGGGATCGGTGATCTCCACGAAGGCCACCCGGTGGTTCTCGATCACGAACTGGTAGTAGGTGTCCGGGTTGAACCGAGTACCTGACTTCACCTGCTCGTAGATCACACCCAGAAGACCATGCATGGTCTCCATGTTCAGGCCCATGATCAGCAGCTCCGGATGCTCCCGGAGCTTGAAGCCCACCGTGTAGTTGAACGGCGGACCGTCACCCTCCTTGGTCGGGAAGATGGCCATGTCCGACCAGCCGTGCTCGGCGATGTCTTCGAGCACCCGTTGATCCAGCGCGTCTCTGCGCTCCTTGGAGATCACGGAGCATCAGGGTCGAAACCGGCCCGTTCCCACTTCTCGGCCTTGGCCAGGACGTCCAGGACGTCTTGCTTGTTCTTGGCCCCGTCGAACTGGTCGTCGTTCCAGTCCGGGACAGCTCTGAAGCCCAAGGGCTTGATCACCCGGAGGATGGCGTCCGTCGCCAGTTGAGCCCTCGGGTCGAGGTTGACGCTGACCTGACCTTTCAGCCCCAGGACACGGGCCATGCCTCCATAGACACAGGCCTGGCGACCGTTCGGACCGTACATAGAGCCTCGCCACCAGCCGTTCTTCTCGATGTACTCCCGGGTGCCGGCGATGACATCGGCGATCTCGTCACTCAACGTTTCCACTCCTCGCGTTCTTCTCGGCCAGGATGAAGGCGTCCTGGACCTCCTCCCACTTGGTCCGGGAGTCGTTCCAGACGGTGACCCAGTTGACGGTGCACCGGCAGTTGATCCCGGTGCAGTTCTCGGCGTGGGTGAGTCCCTCTGGGATGTCGATCACCCGACATAGGGCATCTGCCACGGCCAGGACCTTCGGGTTCTCGCAGCAGAACCTGTCCTCGATGCCCTGGCTGTACAGGACACCACCGATGGCGCAGTAGCCGATCACGTCGCCGTAGATGATCTCCTCCTTCTCGGCGTCGTAGTGGCCGTCGACGACCTTGAACTCGCCCTGTGCCCAGCCGTACTCGTCCAGGAACTCCTGGGTCTCGGCCAGGAGGTCAGCCAGTTGGTCGTTGGTCAGTTCGGTGATCTCAGTGGTCATGCCTCGCTCCTCTCATCTGCTGCCTTGCAGGTCCCACAGACGCCGAAGGCCAGCAGGATCTGGATGTCCTCGATGTTCCGGACGGTGTATCCGGTGTAGTAGTCCTCCCCGGACGCGGAGTCCGGAGCGATGTACCTGCCGCAGTTGTCACAGGTGCGTTCCCAGAGCTCCTGCTCCTCTTCGGTCATGTCTTCGTCACCCTCGTCGAGGAGACTCATGATGAAGAGCGTGCTGGACTCTCGGGCGATGTCGATCGCGCCCTCCTTGACCATCAGTTCGACGCGCTGATCGGTCATGTTCTTCAACCACGGTGCTTCATACGGAGTGTTCATGACTTCCCCTTCTCCACTTGGTCATCCCAGGCCTTGCGGAAGGTGATGTTCTCTTCCTTGGTATTCGGTGTTGGTGGCTCCGGTTCGTAGGTCACTGAGGTAGTGAACCGGAGGCCGGACTCAGTCACGATGGTGAAGGTCTGGATCTGCCCATCGTCATCGAAGTTGTCCTCGATGTGGTCGACCTTGATCGGGAACAGCTCGGTCTGAGCTGCTCCTCTGAAACAGCCCAGGATCAACCATCCGAGAGCTGCATCTGGGATCGGATTGTCGTCGTGTTCGATGTCCGTCGTTCTCATCCCTTTCTGGTGTGGTTCGGGCATGAAAAAGACCCGGTGTCGGAGGATGGGTATGTTCACCTTCTCCTCCGACACCGGGTCGGTTCTCCTCCCTGGCATGGGGTCCAGGTCAGAGGGTGAATCATCCGCGCATGGCGAATGAATCACTGTGTTCATTGTATCATAAGCACTACATACAGCACAAGGGCCAGACCCTGATGGGCCTGGCCTGTTCTGGAGTGTCGGTGCCCCTCATCGAGGGGTCTTAACCGAGTGACTCCGATGGAACCTTCACCCCTAGCCGCTTCGGTTCCGTACCTAGAGCTAGGGAGGGTAGAGATCGGATGACCTCATGAGTCCATTGTACTACATACACCACACCCATCGCAAGGGCATGACGGGTGCTCGCAGTTACCGTGAGACGAGAGGTGGAGGTGTGTATGAGCCCTCGTCTGAGAGACCGTCCTACCGCTGACATCTTGGTGATCATGGTGGCTCTCACCATCTGTGGAGCGATCATCGGTGGTGGTACAGCTCTGATCATCCTGGCCTTCATCCACCCGAAGATGGATGCCGGTCCTGGAGCTCGAACGATCGCGGATCTACTGACCACGATGGTCGGTCTACTGGCCGGCTTCCTGGCTGGTCGTACCACGATCAAGAAGGAGGAGGAGAAGTAGGGGAGACCCTCCACCTCCGGGCTTCGCCCTCCGGCTCCGGGTCTCCTACCTTGTACCTGGCGTACTGAGCTCGGGCTAGATCTAAGCCATCGGGCTTCCAGTTCAGTTCTGGTCTGTCACGAGCTGGTCTGATGATGGTGACTGGACCAGACTTCGCGGCCCAGCGTGCTTCCTCTCTCTGCTTCCGGGACCTCTTCTGGTAGCCCCTCTTCTTCGACATACCCCATCTCCTCGGGCTCCTCAGGAGCCTCCGCGCTTCGCACTGTGCTCTCTGGCCCCCCTTCCCCCCACGATGTTGGGGGGAGCTCTCGAACCGCCGGGGACCTTTCCGGCACGCGGTCGCAACCGCCTCTAGTGCGGGTGTCTCCGGTTCGACGTCCGGGTCCTGATCGGCTTCACCCCGCCGCGGGGTCGCATGAACGCTCTCCAGTTGGATCTGGATGCGCGAGAGGGGAGGTACTTGCTACCATCGACCCGCGTATCTGACACAGCGCACGCTAGACCCGAGGTCGTAGTGGGTCAAGCGACAGAGGCCCCGGGAACATGACGACACTCCCGGGGCCTCTTCTCATCTGCTACCTTCATCTGGAAGCCCCGGTGACCCGAGACGCCGGGGCTTCTTCATGCCCAGGGGAGAGCATGCAGCGGCCGCCATGGTGGTACTGGCTGCAGTGGAGGGACCTCGTCCCAGTGCTCATCTCGATGCTGGTTCTGGTCGGGTTTCTGAGCGTCTCGACCTGGCTGTTCGGTCAGTCAGTGGTGCTGGTGCTGAACCACATCCGGAAGGCCTGGGACCACCCATAGATGCGGGTTCCGAGGAGTGTCGAACAGGAGTACGTTCTCAGGATGCCGACGGTCTGGATGCGCTACGAGTCCAGATACCGCACGAGGTTCCACCGGTCTCCAGACTGTCGTCAGCTGACCAAGAAGCCGGCTCGCGGCGAGGGGTTACCTCTCATCGCCGTGGACCTGGAAGAGGTCGACGCCCGGCCCTGCGCGACCTGCTACCCGGACGCTCCTCGGATCAAGGTGCTCCACCGCTACTGCGACATCTGTGACTCGCCGTACCCCTGCGAGCACAACGGCGGGGTCCTGATCCTCGACCGTGCCGGCCGGCGCTACTGGGTCTGGCCGGACACCAACTCGATGCCGCTCTACCGGCGTCGTCTGGTGTCATCTTAGTCACTGCAGTCATTGCATCTACCACATTCACTGCATAGTGTGTGGGAACGTCAACTGCTGGAGGGTTCGTGCCACTGTCGTCAGAGGGATTGTTGATCAGCGCACTCCTGAACACCGAGTCAGTCGGGGAGGAGGTGAAGTACGGGATCACTGCCGGTCTCTTCGAGGGGTACAGCGATGAGTACAACTGGCTGACCAACTACATCGAGACCTACGGCTGCCAGCCCACCCGGGACATCTTCAGCCACAAGTTCCCGGGGTTCGTCTTCTCCGA